GTTCATGTGTATAGTTGTCGCCTCCCGCCGTTACTGTAATCGCATTAACAGCACCACCAGATACGGTACAAGTTGCTGTTGCTTGCCCACCGCCACCGCCAGCAATAGTTACAGTAGGTGCTGACGTATAGCCGGTTCCACCATTAAGTACAACAATACTTGTTAATGGGCCAATTGCACTATATGCTTCTACTATAAATTCATAGTTACTATCCCACGATGTTATAGCAGTAGAATCTGTATCTACAAACGTTGTGGTTGCTTGATCAAACATTGTATTATTACGAAAAGTAGTTCGTCCTAATATTGAGCCATCTTGCGATACTCTTAAGCCTTGTGGAAGTTCACCAGCATCTTTTGATCGCTTCATTCTAATGAATAGTGCTGAACCATCAGGTGCTGTTGCGTTAATTTTTAACTTACAAGATTTGCCTGCATTTATTGTTCCTAAACTTGTATATGCCATAATTAACCCCAAGTGACCTCAGTATCTGCCGCGCCTCGCACAGTCAAAGTATACTCAATCCAGTCACCATAAATTGTTAAATCTTTATAATAAAAATCTTCATCAAGATTTTTTGCTCTAATTGAAAAAGTATATGTTGTAGAAGATGCTGTTGTATGTGGTATAGTGCCATATATAATACACGAACCAACACCGTCATTAGCATTAGTTTCATATACACCATCAAATGTTGTACCTTGTGGTAGATTACCACTTTGCTCAAAACTAATTAAAGGTAGGTCTTCTAATAATTTCCCTTCAAACAATTCAATATAAAAATTACTATGCCTAATTGTACCAACTGATCCTGCTGGCTTTGTCATATATGGTCTAGCAAAAAGATAATTGTCACACAGCCACATTGTACTAGTACTATCACATGTAATATTATCACCAAATATGTCTTGATGAGTGTCAACTCTCGCTTTAGCAAGAGCATGTACTCTATAACTGAACTGTCTATCTACATTAGTATTACCATCAGTTACTCTAATAACAAAGTTAAAATCTTGTGATACTGTTATTTTAGAAATTCGTCCAGTTATTACACCAGTTGTGCTCATAATTAAACCAGCTGGTAAACTACCTGAATGTATACTATAAGTCAACACATCTAAATCTGAGTCAGTTGCCGCCAATGTTGTAATAATTTCTTGCCCATCATGAACATCTGCTAATTTTCCTGCCGCCGTAGACCAAATTGGCGCGTCAGGACCAGCAACAGTTAAACTAAAAGTTCTATCGGCTAATAAAGATTCAGCATCAGTTATTCTAATAACAAAAGTGCTTGTAACATTATTAGCAACTTCGTATGGAACACCTTTTAATAAACTACGTTGTGTAGGTATTCCATCAATAAGTCCAGTTGGTGCTAATGCTACGCCGCCAGGTAATTTACCGGCAATTAACTTAAATGTTAATCCAGTATTATTTGAGCTTTCTTCAGGATCTCGCCCAGTTAACTGAAGTGAATAAAACTCCATTTCTTGGATAATTCCAAGATCTCCAGCCGTAGTTACCCAATATGGTGCGGCCATTTATTTTACCAAGATGCGTGTGCTGATCTACGCCAAATGCTTGTTGCACCATCATATGCCGCAAAACAAACATAAAAATAACTTGTATCATATGCTGTTTTACCTGCGTAATCGCCGGTAGCACCTACTGCTGTGGCTGGTGCCGCTACTGCTGTTGCGCCATCTGCTTGTAGCATGTATAACTCTAAAAAGTTATCATTTGCTTTATCAAATGCCGTACGTAGTGGATCACCGGTACCGTCATTAGCAGTACTGCCAATTCCAATTGCTTGTCTAGCCATTATTTTCTCCAAATAATTGTATTATTAAGTATTTATACTATCTGGAGTAGGTTCGTTACTGTAGTTATTAATATGTCCGCACCAAGGACAATACCAATCTTTTTCTTTAAAAAAATCTTCTTTGCCAGACTCTGTAGCGATAGACCACCATGCTGAACATTTTTGACATGAGAAATGTACTAATAATTCAAATGATACCACTTAGTACGTACGCCAAGTTGCTCCGTTATAAACGAAGCCAGTTGACTGCCCATTAGTACTAATTACATGGTTTGAAGCAACGCCATTAATTGTATTACCATTACGAGCAATAGTTAAATTATTAGTTGCATATGCACCACCAGCATCCACAAAATATATAGCATCACCAGCAGCTGGCGATCCTGGCAATGTGCATGTGACAATACCACCAACAGTATCTACAGCATATCTACCAGCGGTTACAACAGCTTGTGACGCGGTAATAACTAAAAATCCTGGTTCACCTGTTGCAAGACATCTTACTTCAATATTATCTGTTCCGGTTGGAGGAGCGGCAGTAAATGTTAAAGTTTGTCCACTTACAGAATAGGCTCCTACAGGTCTTTGAACAACACCACTAACACTAACAATAAGGTTATTAGTACTAACACCAGATGTTGTCAAAGTAAAAGCTGTTAGAACACTATTTCCACTAAAACTTTCTGTTGTTACTGATACACCACCTCCACCCAATGCTTGTGCAACGTTAACCCATTGACTACTGCCTGAATTATATTGTAATAATTGATTATTTGCTACACTTGTAATAGTAACGTCATTTAATGCATTAACACTTGATGCGGCAATACGAACATCTGCTCTAGCGTCTGCTCTAGCACTAGTGTGATATAAATTAGTGTTTTCTGGAACAATACTACTGTCTAATACTACGTCAACCCAAGCACTACCATTATGTTTTAAAATATCACCACTGGCGGCGGAAGTAATAGTAACATCAGTTAATGCAGCTAATGTATAATCAACTACTTCAAATACACTAGTGCCACTATTATATTTCAATGCCTTATTAGCACCTACACCTGCTGTGTTTACATTATTTAAATCACCAATATTAGCGGCGGCAATGCGAGCGTCTGCTCGTACATTTGTATAATAAAGGTTTGTGTTTTCTGTTACATTACTTGTGTCTAATGGTTGAAAGGATTTGTCGCCTCTCCAGTATTGTGCTATGGATCCTGCTGTAATTGTTGACTCTTTGCCTGCTAATGCTGATGTTATTGTTGCGGCATAACCAGCATCATCATTAACTGCGGCGGCTAGTTCATTTAGTGTATCTAATGCGGCGGGAGCACCATCAATTAAAGTAGTTATCTTTAATTGTGCTCTTGCATCTGCTCTTGCATCTGTATAATAGAGATTAGTACCTTCATTAACATCTGAAGTTGTTAATACTGCATCTACCCAATTGGTACCATTGTGTCTTATTACTTCGCCTGCGGCGCCTGCTGTAATTACTACATCTGCTAAGTCAGTTAAATTAGAAGCGTAAACTAATGAGGATGGTTCAAATTTACCAGATGAACTATCATAGGCAAGTACTTTACCATTCGCCAAACCACCATTAGCAGATGTATCTACATCGGATAATTGGTTAACATCAAAAAGATATGCTTCAGAAAAATTATCATTAACTTTATCAAATGCCGCTCTTAGCGTATCGCCAGTGCCATCATTTGCTAACGCACCAATATTGATTACTTGTTTTGCCATAATCATATTTATTAAAAAATACATGAATTATTTAACCACGTAGTTTAATACCTGTATGATTTAGTGTAAATAAATATAGAAGGGAGCTTTTATATGCTATTACGCGCTATTGCCAATTCTATTATCGGAGCAAGTTTGTTATTTTTTGGTTCCGTGTCTAGTGCTGGTGACCGTAACGCTACATGGTCCTGGGCAGCTAATACTAATTTAACTTCACAAAGTTATCAAACAACTGAACAATTAGTACCACAAGTTATTAATAGTGTTGTAATAATTACATCAATGGGTGTAAAAGAAGCCGCACCAGGCTCTGTTGAACGAACCACACCTAAACCAGAAGAAAAAACTCCCGAAGATGATAACTCAGTAGATGAATTTCTAGAAGAAGGATCACTTAAATTTACAAAAATAAATAACCATTTATCACCTATGGGGCAAGGAACTGGGTTTTTTGTTAGTAAGAATGTTATTTTAACAAATCACCATGTTATTGAAAAAGGTGTTGCAGATGAATATATTATTACATTATATTCATTCAAATATAAACAGTATAAAGCAAGAGTTATAGCATTTGATGAAAAAACAGATCTTGCCATACTAGAAATTATCGATCCTGATGAAAATTCTAACGCAATTGAACCATTAAAATTTACTAATACAGATAATTGGACACTAGGCGAAAAACTATTTGCTATTGGACATCCACATGGTTTATATTGGACAGTAACTGAAGGCATATTGAGTCATCCACGCAGACGTATTTCTTCACCATGGCAATGGTTAATCCAAACTGACACTTCAGTAAATCCAGGCAACAGCGGTGGTCCGTTGTTTAATATGCATGGTGAAGTTGTTGGTGTTAATGTAATGTTAATTGGTCAATCAGAAGAAGGCAATCCTGTAGATTCAGGTCTTAATTTCGCAGTTAGAAGTGATCTAGCAAAACACGTTGTTGAAGAATTGCGCGTATATAAACGTGTAAGACGTCCACGTATGGGTATGTCTGTGAGAAACCGGCCAGGTGATGATATAGGTATTATTGTTGATGAACTATCAGACGAATCGCCAGCAAGTCGTTCAGACTTATTACCAGAAGACATTATCACATATGCTGATGATGTGCCAATTAATACAACATATGATTTCTTTATCTGGTTTACTCAAAAAAAGCCAGGTGACAAAGTTGTATTCAAAGTGGATCGCATAACCGAAAATAGAGATGGTCCACAAACATTTTCATTAAATATAACTGTATTACTAGAAGAATTACAAGAAGACTAATTTTAAATGTCGTCAGACAGAGATAAACTCAAATATTCTATCTTTTATTTTCCTGGATCAGGAGGTGTTATTGTTAGTTGGTTATTAGCACTAGCTCATGACTATACACTACTTCCTACCGCATTAGCATGTTTTCCGAAAAAATTAAAAGATAATTATTGCACAATTCGTAATGAAAAAAATCAACCCCTGGCTGGATGGATATTTCATGAAAATGTATATAAAGAAAATCCATATTGCACAGCATGGTGGATAAACATGCATGGACCTGAAGAAAATAGAACAACACCAGTGGCATTTGGAAATATACAAAATTTGGCAAGACTTTCTTCTAAACATACTACTAATATATTTTTATTAATGTCTAATAAAGCTAGAACAAGAGCATGTTATGAAAAGGGAAATGTGCCTTTTAGAACTCATGATAATATTAACCACAAAGTCATTAAAAATGAAAAAATAATATATAAAGAAAAACAATTAAAAATTATTAGAGAATTTGATAAAATAGATAATCTTTTTAATTATAATTCAATTTTTCAGGCTCCAGAAAAATATATTGGAGAAATAGAAACAATAATAGATCATCCTTTAACTGATGCTCATACAGAAGCAATAGAAAAATTAGTAAACAGATACATACAAATAACTCCACCAAAATTATTAAAAATTATCAATGATGAGAATAAACTGTCATAGCGACTTCCAACCATTAAAAGAAATTGTAGTAGGACGTTCTTATAATCAAAAATCGTTTGACTTTATAAAAGAACTACGCATTCGTGATCCTTTGAAGCGTATACTAGCAGAAACTGAAGAAGATTTACTAAATTTAAGTGCTGTATTAGAGGAGCATAATGTTAAAGTATATAGACCAGACTCTCCTCCAGTAGAATTAGTACAAGAATATATAGACAATTCTGCAAAACCACCTATTCCTTCATTAGCAGTACGAGATGGATATATTACTGTAGCAAATACCTTATATCGATTTGTATATAAAGAAGAAATGGATAGTATTTTTAGTCTACTAATTGACGGCAAAACATTCGATCCATATAAACGCCCTGATGATTTTAATTCATTAGAACCTATGAATAAAGAAGAACTTAAAGAATTAACTAAGATGGTATTACCATGTACATCATCAAATTCAACAGACAATGCATATAAAAAAGACAATGGAAAATTTATACCAGGAATGAATATAGAACATACTAAAACTATACGAACACATTTAATGGACGCGCCTTGCTTAGTAAGATTAGGACAACGATTAATAGTTGATAATTTTCCATCTTTCCAAAAAAAATGGATCAATAAAGAATTTAGTCAATATACTTTATTTAATACTGACATAAGAGGACATTCAGATGGTGCATTTTGCCCCATTAAACCAGGTTTATATGTACATACGAAAGATTGGGAAAACGAATACAAAAAATCTGTACCTGGATGGGAAGGAATATATTTAGAAGAACAAGCTCACGAGTCAAATGTTATTAAAGGATTTACAGCTATAAAATATAGTAATAAAGGGAAATGGTGGTTGCAAGGTGAAGAAAATAATGACATGTTGATTAAATTTGTTGAAGGATGGTTAGACGAATGGGTTGGTTATATAGAAGAAACAGTATTTGATGTCAACATGTTAAGTATAAACGAAAATCTAATACTTTGCACTAATGAACCACCACAACAAGTTAAAGACGCATTTAAACGTCATAAAGTAGAATATATCATTACTCCTTTCCGTCATCGTTTCTTTTGGGATGGTGGATTACATTGTATTACCTTGGACGTGAACAGAGAAGGCAATTGTGAGGATTATTTTAGATAAAAAATGCCCGGGTTTAGTTGCCGGGCATTTTAATGTAAGTAAATCTCTTTTAACGTCTTCCAGGCCCTAAAGACCTCCGCAGTCGACTATATTATCATTATGTATAGTGTTCTATTTGTTAAAATTTATATTTTGGATACTTCATTGTTATTTCTCTATTAGTCTTTGCCTAAAGATTTGATACGTGACCACTTTTTACTCTCTTCTTGGATTTTTAGTTCTTCTGCTAATAAATTAGCCATATAACCAATATCGCTCATTAAGATGTCTATTTCTGCCTCATTATTGCTTTCTTTAGTTGTTGATTGCTTCTTTTCTACTTCTTTTGCCTTTGTATGCATTACATTTACAAGACTTAAGACATCATTTATAGTATGATACATAGGTACCTCCTAATTGTCTTAATCTGTACTATATTATACAGTATTACTAGTATTTAGTCAAGTTTTGTTCCGCTTTTCTAAAATAAGATTTAACTCTTTAATGCCATCAGATACAGTTTTTTCAAACCAGAATGGAAATATAGAGTGAATAAATCCCGCAAATGCTAAACACTTCAATACAACAACAAACCTAAGAGCATTTTTCATATGCTCAAAATATGTTTCGTTAATGCTATTTGGATGTTTGGTAAAGGGATTTTCCATCCAACTATTTAGTTTTTCTCCACACATTCACCTGAAACTTCTAATTTTATGTCCATAAAACTAATGGATGTATTTTTCTGGTAGGTGAGTTGTTGCTCACATTCTACCCTACTTGCGTACTCTGTTGCTATACTCATTTCGTTTTGCTCACCGTTTATAGTGGCAAGCATAGTTACAACTAATAACCAACTCATGGATTACTCCCAAGGTATTTTAGTTAATGTTTCCAACGCTTGTTGTTCACTTTCAAAGTCAATTTCTTTTCCAGTATTCTTATTAACAAAATAAAATACTTGTTTGCCAGGCTCTCTACCTCGAGCAGATCGTGACCATTCACCTACACCAACAGTTTTAGTGCATAAAAAGCCTTCATTACCATCTGAATCTGTCACTCTCCAACACCAACCGTGATTTCGAACAGGTCCTCTTTTGGCTTCTACTTCATTAAGTTTCATTTCAGCAAGTTCTCTCTGTAATAATTTATTGCGCTCATCTGGCAATGGGCCCGTCATACCTAAACGTGCCCATTCATTGGGCGTGTAGTAATAACCAGGATGATGCTTTAGAGACATAGCCGGGCGTAGTTCCTACTTTCATTAATGACGCTAATTTCTTGTCACCATACATATAGTCATAACTTGATTCTGAAATAACTATCTCGTATTCTGCATCATCATTAGGAAAATACTCTGACCATAAACGAATCGCTTTATTAAGCGTATCCACTTTGTGGATAGTTTCGTAAACTTCCTCCGTACGGGCGTTTACCATTTGTGCGTATATAAGCATAGTAGTATTTATTATCCTATGTACTTTTCGAAAAACCATTCAGTATTAAGTGTTGACGCCAACTCGTGACATACGGAAAGGCCGCCAGTGTAAACATCATTTCCAGAATTTTGATTATAAGTAATCCAATCATTAGCATACGCTTTTTGTTTAGAATCCATATTTCTTTTTACTTGAAATGGACAATCATTTTTTTTATAAGTCATAGTCTTTACCTAATCCTTGTTCTCCGATTTTAATAATATCTAGTTGCCATACACCATCACTATCTTTATACTCAATTTCTACTTCTTGATCACGCAATATTGTGCCTGGGGGTGAAATTATGTCAATCTTAAAATCATCTTTATCCACACCAATTTCTGTTAGAGTTTCAGTTAATAAATCGCTAACCCATTTGGCGTTGCCACCTGGCATATAGTCATATGACTTATTACAACTCGCTTGTCGACATTTACCACCATCACCTGAGCGTTTAACATACATAGATCCGCGACTAGAATCACAGCCTACAAAGTTTAATTGACTTTTAAGAACATCACTTGCTGTCATTCCTGTTTTTGGCTTAGACAAATATGTAGAAGCAAAAGCACCCGGTGCTCCCCACGGATGGGTCCAACCTTCTTCGTGCCCTGGTCGTGCCGGCAATGGTTTAGAAAATGCACTACAAAATGTTTCACCTTTGTCTGGATCCAATAACATGCTTGCCGCAGACATTGTACCACTGCCTATACCTGTACATATTGCAGGGGCATATTTCATAATAGATTCATCTGCTGTACAATTCCACAAACCACAACCATCGGGTATAAATGATATTGTATGCCCTTGTAATTGACTCACCGCATCCTTGCCAAATTCTGCTATAACAGTGCCATCGTTTACTGCAATATTATCCGTATAATCTCCTGTTATAAGTTTAGGTTCTGGTAATCCTGCTTCTATGTTATCTGCTGGATATTTGCCTTCAACTTGGCACATTTCTTCTACACTATATCGTGCTGGTGATGCCAAAATAATTCCTTCGCTTACTTGCGCCCTAGCAACATACCCATTATAAACAGGCAATGCGATGGCCGCCGTAACGCCGATGATAGCAACAACCATCATCAATTCAATAAGTGTAAACCCCTTGCTCATTACAATAGGCCAATTGCCCTCAGCAATGCGCCTTGCTCACCCATATGACTGGGCCAGTTAAGATCTGCTACAACAACAATGCCAACCCACATTGAAACAACTATCACTGTCCACCAAATGCGGGTAACTACTGTATTTGGATTCACTGAAATGCTGGAATTTCTAGCCATAACCTTTCTCTGTTGTAAAAATAAATTTGATCTTCACTTGATGCGCCATTAGGAAAATATTTTCCAATATCTGTTCCTGGACACCAACTGGCTCGCCACTGACCTTTATCCTCTTTAATAATAACTGTAGAGCCAGGGTTCACATTTTCAGTAAGAAAAACATCCATTTCCTCTTCAGTAGGAAAAACTGCTGTATTTGGCCGCCTTCTGATCATACTCATTATATCTTTCCTCTTAAACTATTTCAGCAAATGCTCTCGATACTAATATCAATAATACCAGCAGGAAAAGTGGTATAAAGAATTCTTTTTTACTCATTATATCTTTCCTGTGCGAATTGCTTCTAAGAAGTCTTCCCATACAGGTTTAGCGGCTGTATTCTTGCAACCATAACGCCTGCTATCCTGCCATAAATTCCAGTAGTATTTGTCACACAAAGGATCAATGCCCTGAAACTGATAAGCCATTACACCTTTAAATTGTTCAAACGTCATGTTATTCGGATCTATCATATCCATACCTCTTTGTGATCATTAAGTTCATATAAATCTTTGTCAACGTCTGTTAATTCGCCATCAGCGACAAACGTTAACCCTATCTTGTCTTTTACAGTGCGGAGAACGTCATTATAAGACCAATCACCACCCATTTCACGCCACGCAGTACCATCTGCTTGCCTTGCAAATTCATTAGCCGCTTTGAATCCTTCAACTTTCCTAACTAGGCCTTTTGCGGCACCCAATATATGAAAAACGTTTCCGTGGGAGCCGCTTAAATTGAGTTTAACGTGTTTGAGTCCGTAGGACATTACTTTCTCCCTTTCAGTAGTCGGTGGATCAGTTTTGCCTCTTTGGGTTTGATCTTTGGATTCTTCTTAATGGCCTTGTCGACCGCTTCCTTGTTATAGGTTGCCATTATGCTGTGCCTCTTTCTTGTGCATTGCCGAAATCAACATCTAAGTAATCTGGCTCCATTCTGTCTATATAAGCAATTTCTGCTTTTGAGCCGCATCCTTCACAAACAACTATATCTCCGATTTCGGGATATACTCTGAGAGTGATATGCTTTCCGCAGGTTGGACAGTTTGGCACAAGTTTATTAGAGTTTAACATTTTTTAAATCTTGCTTGATAAATGCTGGTTGATTAAGTGTTTTAAGAAATTTGCTTGCTTGGGGTAATGTTTTAAAACGTGCGTGGACTACTTCTCCTAGGGCACGACAAACGGCTGAATTTGGGGTAATTGCTTTCCATTTTACTAGGGACATAAACTCTCGACTGTTAATTAATTTACTATACTATTATAACATATCTAGCAGATTTGTCTATCTTTTCATGAGTCTAAGTAGTTGAATTTGTTGAACATATCAGAAAGTTTATCGTAATCATTAATAATCATGAGTTTTTCGGGTGAATTCTTGTATTTTTCGTAATACGAATGCGCCGCATTCGCACCCATTTTCGCATACCACGCATACCCGGGAGTATTGCGATTTCCATATGTTAGAAACAATTTCATTTGTATTTCTTGTTGCTTATTAGGATTATCTTTTATTACTTGCTTCATATATTCCCTAAAAATTGCTCTCCAAGTATGGAACGGGGAAGTATTATATAAATGAGAGGTTGCTATTTCATTTATAACAATATGTTTTTTATCACTAATAGTCATAGTAGAATCAATATATTTTACTCCCCAATCACCGGCGTTTAACACTATACTTTTAGGAAATAATTTGAGGCATCCGTGCCAACTAGCATATCCGTAAACTCCGTCTATTGCCTTCCAAAGATATACTTTGTTATCAAATCCTTCATATTTAAACTCAAAATCATCTCTTATACGAGAGTCTCCATCTACGAGATAAAATAAATTAGTTTTACTTTGTTCAGCACAAAATTTATGAGCACTATGTATACCTACTATACCTTGTATTCGTTGTGCGTGGGGTGCTTTTTGTTTTATTACTTCAAAATTTTCGTCTGCATTGAGTTCATCAAAGCATTGAAAAAATACATCATACATTTTATTTCTTTTTATGAAAATCACGCTGAACGTTTATAAATGCCTGAATAAGAACCTGTTTTTGAACGCGTCTATCCAATTTTACATTAAACAACTCTAACCCCAACTCATCAACTTCTTTCTTTGTCATTTCAGTTAGTTGTTTTTTAGTATAACGTTTTGGCTTTGGTGCTGGTGCTGGTGCTGGTGCTGGTGCTACTTCCTTACTTTTCCAATTTCCCTCTGTTATTTTAAGGGTTTCTTGGATAACAGGTTCTACCATTTTTTCCGCAACTTCTTGTACAGTTTTAACTGTTTTAGGTGAAGGCATTGTTTTAATACCAAACAATGCTTTAATAAAATCAAACATTAATATCTCTCCATAATATGCTAATATTATTTAGTTATTGTAATTATGTCCTAATAATAATGTCACTTTCCCAATCACCAAAAAACTGTTTCCAACTCTCATGATCAATCATAATAGGAAATTTCTTGCGTCTTGCTAATAATTGAAAGTAATTCGGCTTATATGGCTTCCATTTTGGTTTCCATATGCCTACTGGATTATGATTTCCTTTAAGTGAATTACATCGTGAACATGCCGAAACTACATTTTCCCACACTTTTCGACCACCTAGACGTTTGGGGATAACGTGATCATAGGTTACTTCTCTTACAGTTAACGGCTGTTCACAATATACACATATGCCGTGATCTCTATAGTATAGAGATTCTCGTTTTAACTTCATAATAGACTTGACATTAACATAACTATTACGAGCAATAACACTAGGCCATTTCATATGTAAATTAGGTGTTTGAATCCATCTATTATAACTAAAAACTACATGACAACTATCGTTAAATATTCTATTAACAGCATCTTCCACGGGAATAGTATGTAATGGCAATAAAGAAATTGGCATATATGATGCGTTTAATACTAATGTTCTTAATCCGAGCATGTTGATATTTATTTAATAAATGGTTGGTCCACCTGGATTCGAACCAGGGACCTCCGCTTTATCAGAGCGGCGCTCTAACTAACTGAGCTATGGACCAAACAAATATTTATTCATAGAATAGGTATAATTCATAAATACGGGTATGCCAAAAGAAATAGTATGTAAACTCGCACAATTAGGCTTAACAGGACATATGGGCGGCCATATTTCTCCCTGTAACCAATTACTAGATTATCATTTAATGACAAATCATGGAGAGAATGAACCTAGTCATATGATTATTCTACAGCATGATAGTTTGGAAAAAGCATGGAATAATGATATGCGGGATCGTTTATTAGAACAACATAAACAAGGTATCTGGCCGGAAGGTTGTAAACAATGTAGAGTAAATGAAGAAAGTGGCACAAAAAGTCATAGAACAATGTTAAATGAAGTATTTGCTGGTATTGAACCAATGGAAGATCAACCCAGAGTTTTAGTATTAAAACACGGTAATAAATGTAATAATGCTTGCAGATCATGTCATCCATCAACTAGTGTTCAATGGTATAAAGACTCTTACAAAATAAAAAATATAAAAAAACCATATAAAGAATGGCTTAAAAAATGGGAAAGTTATGAACTGAGTTATCATGAAAGTAATGAAGAACTCCGTCGTGTTTTATCTAACTGGAATAAAGGATTTGCTGTTATTGACTTATATGGTGGAGAACCACTCCTAAATCCTTTTACATATGAAATAATTGATAAGAGTATAGAAAATGATGTAGCAAAAGAACAAGTATTAGGTATACATACAAATTGTACAATTTTCTCAAATGAAATAGTTGAAAAACTAGGAAAATTCAAACATGCTGTATTAGGATTAAGTTTTGATGCTATTGGTAAACATAATGATTATATTAGACATTTAAGCAAATGGGACCAAATTGAAGAAAATATAGAAAAGTTTTTAAAAGCATCAATGAATCATCCTTCAATATTCCCTGATTTTTCAATTACAACTCAAATATTAAATGTATTCTATCTTCCTGAAATTTGTCAATATGTACATGAAAAAGGCTGGCTAGAAAATGAGTTTACTATTTTTCAACGATCAGAAGAGGAGAAACTGGCTAATATCAATGGTGTTGGCAATGTTTCTATGTCATTTGCTAACAGAGTATATGATAAAAAGGAATGTAACATTATGTACATTCCAGAACCTATTAAAGAAGTAATTAGAAAAAAGTTATTAAACTATGATCCGCCAACTGGAAAAAATGGCGCACATGCTGTAAAACATATGTATACACGAGATATGGAAACAGTAATTAATACTTTAGATTATACTCCTGATGATTATGATCGACATAGAGATACATTTTGGGATATAAATGGCAAAATAGACGGATATCGAAAACAAAGTTTTAAAAATACTATGCCAGAATACTACGAATTATTTGCTGATTTTTATTCTAAAACATAGAACATCTTACGGCCATTTGCAATATTTTCACTTGGAAAATCAGGACCCTTATAGTTTTTAAAGTCATAATATTCTTTAATTTTCCAACCAGTAGATTCAAAAAGTTTTTCATATGCTTTACGACTACTATGCATCTTTAACCTAGGCAAGTCTGATTTAACCCCATCATAGTCTTTTGAATCTTCTGAACTATATTTTACTCGAATAATTCCTTCTGGATGTTCTAATATATCATCTACTACAACACTTTCTATAATTAAGTTCTTTGGTTTAATATTTTGCTTAATCGTAGTTAGTAAATCGTGCTGATTATGTATATAATATAGTGACTCTATTAGATAGACAATATCATATGATTTTAAATATTGCGGTATCCACGGACGCGAGTCCACAAACTGTGGTTTATACACATAACTTTCTATATCATCAGAAATAATATTTGCTTTATCTTTAAGATTTTGTAATTCTAATAATTGATCACCAATAATAATTCTATTAAAATCTAAATCTATACCATCATAAGATTTTGCACCAGAATTTAAAAACCATTTAGCATAAAAAGGAATCCCACATCCCAAATCTAAAACATTATAGTCTTTTAATAGATCTTTACAATGTATAAAATTAAGATAGTATTTAACAAGCCAATGACTATCAAATGTTAAACCGGAAGGTTTCCAGTCCTTATACTCTATATCTTGATTGTCAATATATCTATGCCAAATATATTCAAAATAAACATTATCAATATTGTTATTGATTATAGCAGAACAGTTTAATACTTTATTCCAATCTAATTTGATTTCTGCAGGCATGACTGAACCGCTTCTATAACTGGTTCCATTTCTTCTTCCATTTCCCAATTACCGACAACATTGCCTGTTCGGTCAATTAAAAATTTATGAAAATTCCAGCCAATCCAACTTTTCCCTTCACCATGATCACTTATAAGCCATTGATAAAGTGGTTGACAGTTATCTCCTTCAACATCACCTTTTTGCATTACAGGAAAAGTTACGTTGTATTTTGTTTGACAAAATTCTAAAATTTCCTCATCTGTACCAGGTTCTTGTTCTCCAAATTGATTACATGGAAAAGCAACAACTATTAATCCTTTCTCTTTCAATTCTTCATAAAGTGTTTGTAAGGGTTCATAATGTCGTGTCCAACCACATTCACTTGCTGTGTTTACTACTAATAGAACTTTACCTTCACATTCTTCTTGTAAATTAAATTTTTCACCAGAAGCAGTTCGGCAGTCCCACATATTGTCCCAATTTGAGCTATATAATGTATCTTCATTCATAATTTGATCCTCTAAAAATATTTATTGATTAAGTTGGCGGTGGGTGAAGGATTCGAACCTTCGATACGCTTACACGTATGCCAGATTTCAAGTCTGGTGCATTCAACCGGGCTCTGCCAACCCACCATTTTTGGTGCCCGCGGCTGGACTCGAACCAGCACGCCTTGCGGCAATTGCCCCTAAAACAATCGTGTATTCCAATTTCACCACGCGGGCATTATTTGTATTCGTAATTTACGGTTAGTTTATTTCTACGAAATTCTTCCGCACCATTTTTAATATGGAAATTGTGTGCCATTTCTGTTTTGGGAGATAATGTTACAAATCTTTTAACCCAAGGTTTTTTCTCTTGAAAATATGGTAATAGTAAATTTAAAATTTCACTACCTTTACCTTTTCTGTAACTCCACACAGTATAAAAAACTGCTATGTCTAATCCCGCCATAGTTGTTAATTGCTTTTCTGTTCTTGGCACTTCATCACAAAATGCTACACAACAAATGGCATGTGTCCACAGAGCATATACCTCTCTGCCATATAAAAATCTATCTCTTTCTCCTATATTTGGCCTAACAGGATCGTCTTCACACTTTGTTCCCGGTGGCCACATATCCATAGGCTCTAGACGCTCAAGAAAATTATTCTGGCGCCAGTATAGTCTAGGCATTATTTCGCTCCAATTTAAATAACGTAAGGTTCTAACCGCTTTTCTTTATTTAACACTCGAGTGGGGTTGAAGCACGATAAATTGATAGTTTGGTACTCACCAGTAGTAATTAGTTCCATTAAGCCGCGTCCTATACCAACTGCTTCCATTAACTCAACTATTTTCATAGCAATATTTATTATGATTAGGTTATTTCATCATCAACATCAAAAGTACAAGGTGTATATGATTTACTTCTAAAGTCTTTTTTAAAAGAAGCTTCTGAATCCCAAGTCCACTTTGTACCATATTTAAATATAAGTCTATCCATTTGAAAACAATTACTGAGCCAAAAATAAGTATTAGTTCCAAGTTTCGTATGTTGAATTAATTTATCGACATCCGCAGTATTAAAAAGATCTACTTGTTCATAAGTAACATTCATATTATGAAAACGTTTCCAGTTGTGTTTTAGTTGCTGAGAATCAATGTTATTATCTTCTAAATAGTTACATAAGTCGATATTAAGATGATGAGCACGCTCGCTCTTGGTCATTCTTCCATCAGCTCGACGACCGATAGGATTAAAAGGTAAACCCAACTTATACACCTCTTCTTTAAACAGTTGTGCTATTGATGATAAATGTTCCACCTCACCATTCCAAGTTTCTTTAAGAAATTGTTGCCATCTAATCGCCGCGGGACTTATATCAAACATTAAAACATTGGTATTTTCACTAAAATACTCTTGTCCTAATAAAATATATGTCTTTAACCCACCACAGACTCCAATATAATTATCAAATTTATTTTCAAAGGTTTTGGTTATATTAACATGTTCTGTGTTTAGAATATAATAACATCTTTCTAAAGTTCTAGCTGACATCTTCAATTCATCCGCAAAAGGTTTTAATTTATCAGGAACATTACTTTTGAGATCTAACATTAATTCTTCGATGTAAGGATACATTGTTTCTGGAAATGAAAATATTATTTGTTCGTTTATAGAGTCACTAAACGGCTTAATATTATATTCTTCTTTAAGGAGTGAGCGGGCCCGCTCGCTCCTCAAGGCCTTATTGAATATTTTTGTATTAATCTTTTTACAATCAATTAAAAACCAATTCTCATCTCCAACCACAGGTTCATTAGAAAGTTTTGTTATCTTTTCTTCTAAACATTGATCAAAAATTAATCTATCCCAAAACAAATGCCCTGCTTTAATTACAAAAATATAATCGTAATTTTCAATGTCGAGGCTTGCATCATGATCATAATAATCATGACTAAAATCATCCTCAAAAAATCCTTGGCCACAGAATCTTGTAAACTCATACAATCTTTGTGCAATTTTAGAGCAGTTTTTATCATTTATTTTATCGATTAATAACTTGATCTTCATAACTTTTTAATACAATATCTTCAAACTCTACTGTTTCAGCACCATGTACAATAATATGATATCTATCTTTATTGCTATTATTTATTACCCCATGCTCATAAGCAATATTAAAATAAAAAACGCTACCATTATTATCGTAAGGAACTATTCCATTTTCAGTTATTAAAAAACACTTATCAGGATTATTAAGACTCATATTAACAGCACGACTAGGATTATCATCTCTACTTCCATCAACATGAACATCAATATACCCACCTGGTTCAATTAACATAAATCTAATTCTATCATAAACATTAATTGGATATTCATTTTTAAAATAATTCGTTGTAATTGGGCATTCTACAGAGGCATTGGTCCAATCTCTTTTTGCATCTTTGCTAAATCCATGATCTTCAGGTATAGATGTAACATGATCACCAATGCCATGAATGCATACACTTTTCCATCCTTGTGAATAATCTGTTCTATGCTCAACAAATAAATGCTTTATATTTTTGGCTTCTTCAAGCATTTCCTTAAACGGAGCATCTATCATAAGTTTTAACCACGGATATTTGCTTTCCCAAGTTGCCCAATGCCTAGGAGTTTTATTGTCTGGAATTCGTTCATAATTCCATACTTTATCTTTGTGCTGTAAGTAAAACTCTTGTATTTTTGAATCCATTAGTGTGTATGTATTAAAAGAAAATCTTTACTTTCTATACCAAGTTTTTTAAAATTATTACTCATATGCATTTTTTGTTTATCAAACATACAAGCAACATTTTTCTCCCACGGGATTATCTCATCTACTTCAAGATAATCTAATATCTGATCACCCCTAGCATATGGTTTATTTTCTGGATCTAGATAAAATTCAATCATTTGTTTATTCCAAATATTGGGAATATAATCTCTATAATCTAAATTATGTTCATATATTGGAAGATTGGCTCTATCAGGCCCGCCAATGGCTCGCGTCAACGCTTGGTGCTCTTTGGGATTGGGTTCTTCATAAAGACCAGAAACTACATCTTGAAAATCTTGAACATAATCATTATCTTCTGCGATATTTTTAAATATTATAGTATGGATATCTTTATTAAATGTTAGTGGTATTATAATAGATATTCCTTGTTTTGAATCACTTCCATCCTGACGCTGAGAAGGTACTTTACCATCCCAATTATTATGTGAAGTAGTGGGCCCTTCATAACGATTCGCATCAACGTGTAAAGAAATTGGTAAATAAGAAGTTTTAATAAATGCTTCAAATTCAGTATATTCTACGTTAAATAAATCTAAAATTTTCTTTACTATTAGATTCATTTCAATCTCGCATTTGTCATATACCTCACCTTTTCTTGTAGGAATTGGTGACGTAATCCGCCGCACGAACGTCCAAATGATGCTTCCAATTGATAAGACACCGGCTGATGAGCGTGCTAGTGGATCATCCATAGCATGATTGGATTGCCAATTTGTAGCACCGTAACGGCCAGATATTTTACTACGGCCAGATATTTTACTTTTTTCAGTTAATCCCCACATCTGTAAAAAAAGGTCATCTTCTTCCCAATCAAAGATATCATAATTATGTTTATTTTCTTTGTGATATTGAATAAGATATTGTGTATATTCTTCAGGAATATATTTTATAATTGTAGAATAACTCATATCAATATTTATGGCGGAGAGGGTGGGATTCGAACTGACGACATTCTCGTTGGCAACGAGAGGCTCTACCGCTGAGCTACACCCGCATTTGGCTCCCTAGGTTGGAATCGAACCAACCCACAAGTGATTAACAGTCACCTCGCACACCTTGCGCGCTCTAGGGAAAATTGGCGGTCCCAAGGGGACTCGAACCCCTAATACCAGCGTGACAGGCTAGCGTGTTAACCAATTACACCATGGGACCGAATTTGGTGGGCCCTGGAAGATTCGAACTTCCGACTTCTGCCATGTAAAGACAGCATTCTACCGCTGAATTAAGGGCCCATCTGGTGGAGAATAAGAGAGTCGAACTCTTAATTTAGCCTTGCAAAGGCCACGTGATCCCATTTCACCAATCCCCCATAAAAAATTGGAGCCTCTAGATGGAATCGAACCAACAACTAAACCTTACAAGGGTATTGTTATACCGTTTAACTATAGAGGCGTAATATTATTTATTTGGTGGAGAGGGAGCCATTCTTGTTCCCGAAGGATCCCGGCCGGACCCGGATCTTACCATGCGTAAAAGATTGTCCTTTGTATCTGTCTTTCAAACCCTTACTCCAACGACCTTGTCCTCTATTACCTCCAGCAAATGTATCTGTTTGGCTATGGCAATTTGGACATATAAGTCGTAAATTTTTCTTATCGTTGTTATCAGCATTACCATCTATATGATCTACTTGTAATGTAATAGGCTTATCTTGCCATTCACTTAACTTACATACACTACAATTATACCCATGATCTTCTGTTAACATCTGACGCTGTCTCGGTCTCCCTATATCAGCACCTTCTTCGTAATGGACACGCCACTTCGCTTTAGTAACTTCTGCCCTTAACGCACCTTGGCACTTATTTGAGCAATATTGTCCTTTAGATTGACTAGGGAAATATTTAAACTCTTTACTACAAACTTTACATGTTCCTATCATTAGTTAGTCCTCCCTCGGACTATTTATCAGAACTAACCTATTTTGGTGGGCCTGGATGGATTCGAACCATCGACCACCGGCATATAAGACCGGCACTCTCACCGCTGAGTTACAGGCCCATGGCTGGGACACAGGGATTCGAACCCCAACTGACAGAATCAAAATCTGTAGTGCTACCGTTACACTATGTCCCAATTTGGTGGACAGGGCTGGGCTCGAACCAGCACAGCCTGAGGCGTCGGATTTACAATCCGGTGAACTCACCATTGTTCAGCCTGTCCCAATATGGTCTCGGTGGCTGGAGTTGAACCAGCGATTTCTTCGTCCCAAACGAAGCGGATTAACCAGACTTTCCTACACCGAGAGATTATTTGCTCTGTGTTTTCTTGCCCTTATTTCGCTTCTTCTTTTCGTTCTCTTTTTCTTTCTCAGCAAATTCCTTGTTTACTACTTTAGCAATATAAAATCCTCTGCCTTGATTACCATTCTGAGCAACTTTTTCGCAGTTTTTTAAACTGGCGAACCCTTCAAGATACAATTGACGAGCCATGCCCTTTAATCTTGCTTTACCAGCATTAGCAATTTTCATTGCAAGACTTTGTGTGCTTCTTTCTACTTTTTGATATATATCTGCCATTATTTTATTTCCTCTTTGGTACACCGACGGGGGATCGAACCCCGGTTGTCGGCGTGAAAGGCCGATGTCCTAACCATTAGACGACCGGTGCGTTGTTAATTATTGTATGATTTTCCAACTCCCATCTGCCATTCTACAAGCGGTGCCATATCCTTCGACTGCTTTACCACCAACATAAATTGTTTGGGTAAATTCCCTACAAGGAGTTCCATTGCTCACGTTAGTATTTCTAACGGTAACTGAGCCATGCTCATTGTTGTTAGGATTGTTCCAAGACGTTGTTGAATTATCTTGAGCAGTTTCCAAGTTGGAATGAATCGCAGATTGATGCATAAGTTGGCCTTTCTGCGTCAATACAGCATAATGGCCTCCTGCAAGAGCACCACCAATTAAACCAGTCGCAACCCAAATTTCTTTATTTGAACTGTCTCCGGCAAGTTCATATGCTAATGCGCCGCCCAGCAATGCACCTATCATATTTCCTGACTCTTCGCGAGTCATATTGGCACAGCCTATCAATGATATTGACGCCAAACCTATCGCTAGGAATTTTTGATACTTCTTCATAATATATCCCAATTATCCTCTATAAGTAGATTACTTACACTTTCTTCATTATGAACATTTACTATCGCTCGTCCAATTAGTGGAGCAATTGTTACATACCTGAGTTGGGCTATACTAGATTCCCTACTAATTTTAATGGAATCTGTTACTATCAATTCAGTTAAATCGCTATTACCAATTTTTTCATCTGCCTTAGGCGTCAGTACTCCGTGCGTAATATATGCTCTTACTTTAATAGCACCTTGTTCCAACAAAGCCGTGGCCGCGTTGGCTAGAGTGCCTCCACTGTCTATGATGTCGTCAACAATAATACATTGTTTATCCTTAACGTCACCAACAACATTCATAACCTCACTTGCGCCCGGTTCTGGGCGTCTTTTATCGATTACAGCAATCTCTGTATCAAACTTCTTAGCATAACTTCTTGCTCGTTCTGTACCGCCAGCGTCTGGACTGACAAATACAAGATTCTCTGTATCTATTCTTTTCCGCAAATCATTGACTAGGATAGGTCGTGCTATCAAAGTGTCTACTGGGATATTAAAAAATCCTTGGATTTGACCTGCGTGTAGATCGAGTGTTAATACACGATCTGCGCCTGCCGTTGTTATTAAATCTGCCATGAGTTTTGCACTAATTGGTGCTCTACTCATTGTTTTTCTGTCTTGCCTCGCGTAACCAAAATATGGCATTACTGCTGTTATGCGCCTTGCACTTGCTCTTTTGAGCGCGTCAATCATAACTAATAATTCCATTACATTATCATTAACTGGGGTGCTAGTACTTTGTATTACGAATGCGTCTTTACCTCTGATGTTTTCGTGAATTTCTGCTCTAACCTCGCCGTCGGCAAACCTCCCTATGTTTGCCTTAACTAGCGGTACACCGGCAAACTGGGATATTCGTTTTGCCAACTCCAGGTTCGAGTTACCTGAAATAAGTTTCATTTTTTTTAGTCTCTTGTTATTAGTTGAGTATTTCCCAAAGACCTTGCCAACCTGTCATTACCGTAAAAGTATGACCACTTGGATTCCATGGCACTGGATTAAAGTGGATTACACCACCGCCACCGCCCCATGGACCACTAGGATAGTCAAACTGCCCAGCAAAGTATTTGTCGTTTATTTTGCATAACCACCACTTATTAAAAAGTTGTTCTGCCTGTTGTTGTCGATTTAACATAAAGAGATATTCTAAATCAATTTCTCTTAATTCCATCCATATAATCGTCTAGTATGTCAGTATTATTTACCAAATCTAGAAATAATTCCTTCTCTTTCTTATAGGCCTCAACTTCCCATGGAAGTTGGCGATGACCTATTTTCTTTTCCCTCTTACGACCAACTGTTTCACCTTTCCACTTTGTGCTACCATTATCATAATTTCGCAATTGTAGCCTTGCAAACTGCTTCAAATGTGTCATTTCATGTGCTAATGTTAGCAACATTTTCGTTACACGCTTTTTAGCATCTAGCTCAATTTCAAATTCACGTGGACGAGATAATCTATAATCTGATATATGGCAATAACCATATATCTGCGTTACTCCTTCTTTTTTCGCTAAATCCTTCGTTACGACGATATCCAAATGTATGTTTCTACATAAGTCAGACCTCATCATCTTCTGGGCATAAAACTCTGCGGAATCCTCTAACAAAGTTCTAAACCTTTTACTTTGTGTGTTATAACCATTTGTGGTTATAATCATAACTTACCCCATAAGGTTCTTATTGAACTCATCGCATATAAAACTATGCAACTCGTCGATTTCTTTTTCACTGAAATAATGGGCCATTGCTTCTAGCACTTTGTCAGCACCAAACACAACAACCATATCAGCCACTACATCGTACTTATCAAATAAGTCATTCATCCTCGTCTTCGTCCATCAACGACACTTCAACCTCTGCGTTATAATAACGTTTGGCGTGAAAGTTATCTTCAGCAGTCAAATAATCACGTGCTTCACCCCAAGTTGGAAAGCGAGTCTCTTCCAGAGCACTCTCAACCATAATATAACTTTCACTGGGGGTTACTTTTCTCTGCCACGTGGCAATATCAGTAAACATCCAACGAAATGAACCACTATGCAAGGGCTCTTTGTCTTTGGCTGACAAATCACCAACCCATCGCACTACTTCACCAACTTCCTTGATGCTTGGCAAGACTGAATGATATTGTTTACGTAAGGCCTCCGCTTTTTTCATCGCATTAACTGTTCCAACGCTACTGAGTAATCCTTGATCAGACATTATAGTCTCCTAGTTCTTGCTTATATTCGTGATTGTGCTTGGCACGACGAGTATAAGCGGTTTTCTTACGTTCAACTTTCTGAGAGTAAGGGTTATCGCGTTCAAACAGAACACGAGCGAATCTCGTCTTGCGGCGAGGGTTCTTCATACTATTATGATACTGCATTTTACTAATTTTGTCAAGTATATAATCAACTGCTTATATGCTTGCACTTTCTCCTGTAAACAAAACCCGGACAATTACAAGTTAAATTATCCTTCCAATCCTTATATACTTTATACATAAGTCCCTGCACTGATCCTGATTCATATGTTGCAAATAATTCAGGCGGAACTACTTTAACCTGACTTGCCGCAACACGATCCATCATCTCTTTGCTAATGGCTCTGTAATGATCAATTATCTTTTGTGTCGTCGGGTCCATTTCTCTTTCCAAAATCTACGGTAACAATGTTACCTTCGGGTTTAGGGATTACTTTCTTTTGGTGCTCAACAAAAACACCAAGGTTTTCTGTTTGCTTCGCGGCTTCTTCGTCAGTTTCTTCTGTTTCAGTTATAACAAAACTTGATATATCCTGGTCACATTTAAGGCGAGCATCCAAAATATTAGCAAGCCATTGTTGTGTGAATTCGTATTCTGAATCATCATTTACCACCGCAGTAGTAAATGGCACGTATTGGTCAATCTCAAAACCACTGAGTCCTTTATACGTGAAATATAATGTTAGTATTCTTTTCATATTAATTTGGTGCCCCCGGCTGGATTCGAACCAGCACTCCTATCGGAAATTGATTTTAAGTCAACAGCGTCTGCCGTTCCGCCACGGGGGCATTCTTATTAATCGTCACGTACCCCAACCCCATAATCAATAACTACGGGAAAACGTGGTACGCCGTCGTTGCTTAATTCAAAAAATCTGCAAGTTGCCCAATTTGGCTTTTGCTTTGCTTTGAGCAATGCTTTCAATTGTGCCTGGGAACCTCGAACTCCACTACTAAACGTTCTACCATCTGGCAATTTGAGAGTGAACTTTTTAGCATAGCCTGTCCATGCACCTTGTCCTTCCTCTACGCCAACCACATCAAACTCTTCGGTAATGAATTCTTTTCTTTTAAGCAAACCTTTACTACGTTTACATTCATATTTGTTATTCTGCCTAACCATTTGACCTTCAAACCCTGCCTCTGTATACTTGCCATACATTTCATCAATCTTGGCAATGTCTTTACATTTGGTAGTCTTTACCAAAACAACAGAAGTGTATCGTGATACATTTCCGATATGGTCTTTAAGCCATTGTGCTCGGTCGGTGAAAAGCATATCTTCACTGTCACGATCAAACATATCGTAGATATGATACTCAACTAATTCAGCACTTTCAGCAATCTCCTCTGGGCGGCATTTTACTTTTCTAACCAGACTAATAATCTTTTGGAAGTCTGCTTTCAATTTATGGTTGTAAAGTTCGCCGTCCAATACAATATTTGGATTGTCTTTGATTATATGCTTTACACTCTCCCAGATATGCGGACAACTATTAATAGGCTTTCCGCCGCGAGTATGCATACCGTTCTTATCAACAACACAACGAATACCATCTAGTTTGGGCTGAGTATAGCCACTTACAACTGGCGTCTTTGTAAAGTCGTGCGCCAACATAGGCTTGAACAACTCGTAACTATCAACGTCCTTTTTCTTCGCAAAGTACTCTTTGTCTGCTTTCTTTGTCCATTGTGCCTGTGCTTCAAACTCAGCCTGGCCTTTAGCAGTTGTTGCGTTCGCCCTGCCTACGTTTTTGGCCCGGCTCATATTCCAAACGCTGGTGACTTTTTCACCATCAACCAATCCACTTATACTACGAATGCCAGCTACGCCTTCATTGTTATAGCCAACTTCTACAGTCCAAATGCGGATTTTGCCTTTGCTATCTCGCTTATATAGCGGCTTTAAACTTACAATATTTTTCATCTTAACCATTACTATACGTCTTCCCAATCTCTCATTTCGGTGTCAAGTTTATAAGACCACCACATATATTCTTCACGTGCTTGTTCATCCACATAGCCACATATAGAGCATTCACTAAATGGACTCTCGTTGTAATTATTCAAGTCTATAGCAGTATGCGTTTCAGCACACTCACCACAAACTATAAGATTTTTGTCTTGTTTATGCTGGTATACCATCATTGTTCATATACTCTTTTGCGAGGTACCAAAGATCTTCTGTACGAAGTGGGCCAGCGGATATGCGACCCGGCATTTTAAGTTCGATCCACAATTTGAATTCTTCATCCGTCATAAACTCATATGGAGTCCAATCAATATGAACATCACCAGAGGGCCATGCGCGAGCAACATGGTAAATTTTCGAGCAATCACCATCCGGCTCTTCTTCACTATGTTGTACAAGATAGTATCCCTTATACCGATTATCTTTACTAATCGGTAACTTAGGTGAGTAGTCGTCGTATTTTTCCAAATGTTCTGCGTATGACATCATAACGCTCCATAGTGTAGAAAGTAAATAAAGACTACAAGAGCAACACCACTAGCATAGATCCAAGGATCCTTAAGGCTATTGTTATGTCGTTTAAGTCGAAGTGCTTCAAGGTTCTTCATAATGTTATCCCCAGAATGATTGTCCTGCAGGTAGAGCACCTGCTTGATCCATAGCATCGAACGCATGTTCCCGGACATCTGTATCATATGCTTCTTCCGTACCCTTGCGGTTGCCAAGTGCATCCAGTTTGGCTAGTACCCATGGCCATGTATGTTTATTATCAATAGCAGTTGCAACTACCTTAGCCACTGCGTTATTACCTTTGCTGGTAAACATTGCGTAATCTTCCATTTAAGCTACCTTATCCATTGCGTCAAGCATTGCCACTTCCATGACATTGCTACGCGGTTTGAGATTCATATAATACTTCACTGCCCGCTTGTGGGCAACCTTCTCACGCTTTTCGCGGAGGTACTCCTTCTTAATGTATTCCATTTCGCGCAATACATCACGTTCGAGGCCTGCGGCTTGTTCGCGCAGGTCCTCGATCGTCATGTTGGAAGTATCACCTCGGGGACGGAAACCGTACAACCCCTTGTACGTGTCCGAGATGTATGAGAGGAGGTCATTCCGCTCATCAACTTCATTTGAAGTATTGATGGTTTGGGTCCAACCGGGTGCGAATGTAAGAGTTTTTGACATAATTTCTGTACTTGGGTTTACTTAACTATACATACATTATAGCATATCAAGCAGAATTGTCACTCATTTTTGTGCTCTAAATGCTTGATTTTAAAGGATTAGTGAAAAAGTTTAAAGGTCAATGAAATCAATGGGTTAAAAAGTCAATGAAATCAGTGAGTTAGCCTTTGGCTATTTGAGATACGTCTTTTCCGCCTACAATTGCTCTATATCCAGCGGCTTGAGCAGTTTGTCTCTTGGATTTTTCTGTATTAATTGCTCGCGTTTCTTTATTTTTAGATGCATTCGCCATCATTCCTTTAAACGCATTTGCTTTCCCTGCTTCGCCACGCGGTTCAATTTTTAGACCTTCGTTCATTGCTTTCCAGTCATCATTAGAAATATATATGTCTGTATCTGGATCGTAATACTGGCCTTCCTTAGGATCATAGTAAACTACCCTACCATTACGTGCTCGTATTGGACCTTCTAGTCCAGGACGTTCAGCATAACGTTCTGTGTCTATTGATGGTAATGTAATATGTCCTTCATCAGCTTTTACTTTTGGCTTTGCGTAATATCCATCAGTGGCTTTTGCTATACTGTCATCAAGTGCAGCTTGAGTTTTACCTCGTTCTTTTTTAATCCACTTACCGAATTTGTTTAAAACCCAACCACCTGCGGCTACAACGCCTGCACCTATAGCAAGTGCTGGTAACCATTCATTGAGTTGTTCTTCATATAATGAGCCTTCTTTAATATGACGTCTAATCATTTGTGGTTCTTTGCTAGACATTAACATTTTATCACCATCTAAAGCGTTTTTACCAGTATTGTATGTGCCACCCTTTACTTGTTTAACAGGGCCTTTGCCTGATACGCCAGGTGTGCCAGTATATGCTACTGAATTACGTGAAGGATTAGCAACATGTGGGTTTACAACAGCGGCAATATTACCACTGGCTGTTGCACCAGCAGTTGCGGCTTCTTTAATTTGAAGTTCTTTAAGTCTCATAATATATTATTTATCTTTAACCTCTAGTAGAATGCCAATAACGTGCTATGCGATCTTGGTCTAATCCATTCCAAAAAGCATTAACACCATTTAGCATTTCCATACCAGCGGCAATAAACTTATCTTTATCAAATTCTTTAACATTGTCATGTAATTCACGTAATTCATCCCACGTATGTTGTGCATGTTGTGCTTCTAATTTATCGTGAAATGAGAAAAATTGTAATGGCAATGTAATATCTTCTTCATTATACGCATTAAAATTTTCTATGCCTTCCATTAACTGTTTCCAAAATCCTGCATTGGCCCAATTCTCTACAGCAAAACTAGCACCTGCACCCACATTAAAATCTTCATTACCATATAAACGTATTAGTTCATCACAATAAAATAATGTAGATGGACTGCCATGTTTGCGTTTGCCAATATCATTAAATTCCAAACCTAACTTGCTTGCAAAATGAACGAGCCACTCAAAATGAGCGGCCTTAAATCTAAATGTGCTATCGTTTACTGTTTCGTTTGTAAAAAGTACACCCAATTCATTTACTAATATTTCTTTGGCGTCATGCATCTGTTCCAAACTATTAGCATTAAGTGTTTTGTGTAGTTGAGCAACTATAAATTGATTTGAAAATACTGAAAACTCTTTTGTTAAGATAATAAGATCTTCTTTGGTTAAATCTAGGGTTTGAGAAAACCACCAAAGATATCTGTTTCTCTTAATGATTGGATGAGATAGAACTGTTTCTTTTAGTTCTAATTTAAGATACTCGAATGCTTCTGCATCACTAATCATAACTACTCTCCCAGTTAATGTATTTATTTAATGGGGTGAATAGCCTGGCCCTGTGGCCGCGCCACATCCTCCACAAACACCACTACCACCTTGTGCTTTGAATACATCACGAAATACAAAACTTGCGTGTATCCCATCATCTTCATAATCTATAGTAGCACCATTCATAAATGAATATGCCACTGGGTCTATATAAACATGTGAGGCAATTTCAACATCTAATCTTTCTTTTGTATCTGCAAATGTCATTGAATGAGCCATGCCTGCACAACTACCTCCTACTACAAATGGACGTACGGCAGGCATTGCGGCCTCTTCACACATTTCTTTAATCTTTTCTAATGCTGAAGGTGTTACTGTAACTCCTGTTGGATTATATTGAATTACTTTTTTCTTTTTCAATCCTACTTTTTCCAAAAACTCATTTAATATCCTTCACTATATGCTATTGCTCTGTGCCAATATCTTTCTATAATTGATTGCACTTGTCCTTCATCCCAAGTGTCAAGTAATTCGTGTCCTTTTAGTTTTACCCATATATCGTTTGCTAACTCCCTATCGAATGCTTTCTTCTTTAGGGCCTCCCAGTCGGCGGTATCTGACATATTACCACCTCTTGTATAACCAGTCTTTAGTCTGCTGGTATAAATTTGTAATTATTGATTCTTTTAATTGAGTTGGACCCATATCTGGATCCTTGATGTGAACATGACTTGCTTGTGAAACCATATCCCATTCTTCCGTAGTGTATGGCCAGTGGCTCATATTATTTCCATTTGCTCCTTTATGTGGCATAATGTGTCCGCAGACAAGACACTTCCAATGTGTTTCATCGTCATGTATAGCAAATCCAGACGCAGTACACCTTGGGCATTGTATTAGAGTCGGTTTATATTCTTTTTCTTTATCCGTTGTTAAGGGTTGCATGATTAGGCAATTGCTCAAAAGGATCATTTTCAGGATTGTTCCATTGTCCTATATGCTCTAATTTTAATTTTGTTTCTCGGTCCAAATACTTCCATTCAAGTTTAGTTAATCCAAAATCTCGCAATTTCTCAAATACTAAAATTGGTTTAAATGGGCCACAGGTATACACATCCAATTGCATTAACGCTGGTGATATTTCATCCCATACGTGCATCGCAATATGACTGGTTTCTATAATTGCTACAACGGTGAGTCCGGAGTTTCCTTCGATGTCCACATATTTACAAAAAGGACCATCGAGGAGTTTCATATCTATATCATCGATTAACTCTGTAGTCCAATCGATCATTCGTTGAATATCGTCTTTTCCGGGTGGATTTGCTACTTCTGCTCTTATAATTAAGTGCTTGTGTATAGGTGTTGTGGCCACGCCTAACTATGTTCCCTAAATTTTTATCAATATCCCAATCAACAAAATAATAATTAAAAACAATTCCGCGGCAAGGATTGTATGATACCATACCCACCTTGCTCTGTAGATTTTCTTTTCATTAAACGTGTCTCTAATTTCTGCTACAAACTTTCTTTTCTGAGGAGGCGGTTCATTTTTCTTAAACTTATCGAACAATCTCTTCATGTCATTATTTATTAAGACTCAAAAATAAACCTCCTTTTTGGAGGTTTATGGACCACCACAACTAGAAATAAACCCTAATATAAAATAACCAAACCATAGCCAAGCCATCCATTTTAAAATAGTACCAGCACTGGAACCAAACATTGTATCAGATGTACTAATCTTACGGTTAGCACGATGTATACTTTTAAAATATCCTGGTTTAATTCTGTCCTCAGTATGGAATTTCTCCATTGCTTCTTCTAATTCATTGCGTACAGGTATTGGCAATTTATTGCCGCCATCAACAACTAAACTAAAATTATGTGACCATCTTTCCCATGGATCACCTTCAACATGAGCTTGCTCATGGGCAAGTTTATATGTTTCGGGATAACCATAACTCATTATTTCACTTACAACATGAATTAATTGACAATCTGTTAATGTTCCTAACGCTTTTTTCATTTCTGTATTCATAATATTAGTGTAATGTTGGTTTTATTTTAGATTTAATTAAATCCATATGTGCTTTATCTTCATCTGATAATTCTGTAGATGCTTTTAAATTAACATATATATCATCTATAGCGGCAAATTTACGTTTAACTCCCTCCTCGGTAGTTGATTCATATTCCATCTCTTCTTTAGGAACATACCTAAGCATTTGTAAAAATGTAATATAAAGATTTAAATATGTTTTAGCAAATACTCTTGACTGCCGAATACCAGTAGACTCATCTTTTATTTCAGGATTATTAATAATCCATCCTTCAAAAGCTTCGGCAACGTCAGCGTATACCATCAAATCAACTGGATCAAGTTTAAGGCTCATATATGTATTTACTCCCACGGCTCTATAATTTCAAAATCCATGGCTTTGCCATCAGTACCTCCACCAGAATTATCTATGGTTTCATCACCATAAAAAATTTGTGTAATAAGAGTATCTTGATGGATTTCTGTGCTACCAAAAGAGACTTTTTTAGGATCAAAGTCTCCTTCAATTTCTATAGTGCCGTCGTAAAATGTACCTTTCTCAGAGTTAACACCACAGAATGTATATTCTTTTGGTTTAGGATGTTGTTCATCAGAATGAATTTCTACTTCGTGTTCATTCACATAATCCATTAATTCACCATAAAAAATGTCGCGTACATGATTAGCATCCCATGCATCATCGCTCACTTCATTTATAGTAAGATACGCACCGCCTTGTGCCGCTCCCCACTCGTGCCCGCGATCTTCCATATCATGCCACACACCTATTTGGGCATACTTGGGTATTTTGATGTTTGGGTTTTCTTCTTCAAACCATTCTGGACTAAAAACATAACCATGCAAGTATTCTTGCATTTCTTCAGATTGCCAAAATTCAGCCGCCTTTTTAGATATTTTACCGAGAACAACTTCTCCACCGTAACCATGAATTGTGAAACTGATAAACATTTGCATTATTCCTCTATTTTAATATTAAACACTGACATCTGTTGTTGTAAAGTTTTATCGTTTAGAAGATCTTTACCAGATATTACCTTACCTAATGGTATGCCACACATTGCTGGAATATATGTCATACCATATTCTTTCAACCAATTTTGAAACTTATCTCCTTTAATTATTTTAGGAATAGTATTTGACCCCAATATTATTTCCATCTTACCTGTATAGCAATTTAATGTTTTAATATCCCATTCTGTCGGATCATCATGATTATAATATCCTGTAATATAATCTTTACCTAACAAATCTACTCCCATCCACACATCATATTCATCATTATCTATTATACTTGATTCATCCTCTTTATCCATAAACTTAAATGTATTAGGTAATAAACTATGTTCTCTTGTTCCATATAGATCAAACATTATTGTTACTTGTTCTATTAATTCATCATTGTCTATTGCATCACGTACTCTAGGCAACAATATAGAATTATCTAAATTGTGTACTATTTGATTTATGTCTTGTATGAGTTTACGAAATTCTTCTTTTTTGGTATAATCAATTGTAAAATAATTATTATCTTTATATGAATAAGTTACTTGATCACCAATGTCATTAAGAGAACAATTAGCAGTAGTAAAATATCTATGTAACTTATTTAAAATTTTCTGTGTATCTAAGTCTAAAGTTAAAAATCGTATATAAGGAATATCTATTCTTAATAATGGAAAACAAGTGCCTAAATTATTTAGATTTCTAATAGCGGTGTGTAGATTATCTACATGTTGTTTAATTTCATTTTCTTCTAATTTTTCATATCTTGGATATTTTGATTTGTATAAGCGACAATTATAATTATCTAAAATATATTGAAGATGATTTGCCCATTTTTCAACAAATGGATCTTCCCGCAATTGTATTGTAAAAAAATTAATATTATCATTATGAAATATTAAATATGACATATTCTTAATTATACTAAGATATTAAGAAATTGTCAAGAATTATTGATCACTATTTTTTATGGTATTAAATAGACTATTTTTCTTGTGAAGTGTGAGTTTTCGCTTGATTGTTGGCTTTGCTAGTTCTTTAGTAACATCTAAATATGCTTGAACTTTGCCATTGAATGCGCTTTTACTATCAAATAATTGGTGATTTGCTACAACTTCTAAACTACCATCTGCCACCCGCTGGGACATCTCTGCTAAATCTCTAGCGATCGCTTGTTGGAGAGTTTTATAGGTTAGTGTACCATACCCGCGTATTAATACAGTTGGATTATCTGCATCAAATTTCTCATCTTCCCAGTGTATGGAGCCGCTTTCATTTAGTTCAGTGTAACGCATAATACTATTTACCCGATTTAACTAGGTTTAACAATACAAGATATTTTTCCCATGCCTCTTTCAACGCAGGATATTTTTCACGCAATTCTTGTTGTTGATATTTCTCTCGGCCCAAATCCATTAATTCATCATGGGATAGCCAACCAAATTTCTTCTTCTTAAACGCATTTACTTTATCTACAGTTTCTTCTGTGATAAGATATTCTTTTTGTTCACCTAAAGGCAGTCGTCGAGACACGGTAACCCCGTTATCCCGAGATTCGTAAATATATTCTTCTTTAGTTCTAACTTTACGAGTGACTGCCACATAGGTATTTATTTACTCTGAACTATTACCGGCCCAATTCATAGTAATTCTTAAACCTGCAACTGTGTCGCCACGACCCCAGTCATCATCCATAGGTACTTCGACATATGGTTGTACTGCGAAATTGCTTGACAGGTCCCAAGTATAATTAACTTCAAACTCTGATCCAGTAAAATCTGTGTCATCTACATCAAACATAAATTTTGAACGAACACCACCACCTAGTAAACTAAATGTGTTTTCTAATGCGCCATCAATATCTGAATCATTAATGTTCCAGTCTACTGAAGGGGTCGTAGTTAAACCAAGTAATGTAATTGGTGTTTCAATACCTACAACACTATCTTCGTCACTAGTATAATCGTATGAAAATGTACCAGAAAGTGGCCCTAAAATATTCATACCAAATGATACGCCGAAATCAGTTGAGTCACTATGATAAACTGATGCGCCTCCAAAACCTACGGCAAACTCATTACCATCTTGGGTAAAAGATACATTAGAGTCTCCTGCAGAAACACTAACACCACTTTCCCATTCCATGGCTTCTGCCTCCTGATCAACACACCCAATTAAGAGTCCACTGAACGCCAAGGCAATTAATAACTTCTTCATTTTATATCTCCTTTGATTGATATACTACTATTATAGACTAACCTTAAGGTAAAGTCAAGGATATTTATATATAATATTGCTCTAATTTAGCAATAAAGGTTTTTAATCTAAAACGATTATTGGTAATTGGCCAATGATACTTCATCGCTTCTTTAGTTATTTCTAACCTATTTCTAACACGTACTTGATATGTATTATCTTTAATGTGCCAACTATGCTTGTCACCTGGTATAACAAACTCTAAATTTTCTTCTTCTAAAGGAGTATTTTCTAGTATACTTAACGTATTGCCTAACTCTATGCCAGTAATTGTTCCTGATGCAACAAATTTCTGCCATTTTTTAAACATAGCCATTGTATCTAAATGATCTTGATTTGTTTCTGTTATATAACCACTAATCATAAGCAATAAACAAGTTATTTTATATTTTTTAAACATCTCTAAATGATAGGTTGCATCTTCATTAGTAAATTTTTTATCCATTTCCCAACGTATTTTGTCACTACCAGTTTCTAATCCTACATAAAATTCACTACCACCAGCTGCTGATATCATTCTAAAATATTCTTCATTTAACTGATTCATACGTCTAAAAATATACTGTCCCTTCCAAGTAAATCTTACGTTATTATTTTCATAGTATTTCTCTAAAGCATAGCAAAATTCTCTAAAATGTTTAAGACTGCCATTGACCAAACTATCAGTAAACCAGAAGCCAGTAATACCACTTTTCTCATAATGTCGTATTAACTCATTAGCAATATGTTGGCCAGAGCGATATCTATATTTTTTCCATAAAAAAGGAACATCACAGTAAGTACATTTGCGTACACATCCACGAGAACCAGTAACATATAATTCCTTAAGATTATAATCATTCAAATTTAATAAACTATAATCAGGAATAGGCAATAAATCTAAATCATCTATTTGTTCATTATTATGATTGTTTATACCAGGTCCTTGTAAACCATTTAAATAATTTACAAATGTATATTCTCCTTCCCCTACTATATAATCATCTATTAACTTGGCATCAGACATATTTTTACACCAGTTTTCGTTAGCCAAACCTTGTCCACCAATAACAATTTTGCAATTATACTTTTTTAATTCCTTACACAGCACTTCACATGCTCGACATGATGCATCACTAAAAACACTTATTGCTATTAAATCACAATTTTTTATCTCTATAGCATATATAGAAAAGTTATCTGTCAATATATCTACAGAAGATTTATATATATTATGTTCTAAATAGTCTTCAATCTCATAGAAATCTTCTCTTTCAATATCTTGATAAAGTTTTAATGATAAATCATAGCACTCAATATCATAATCAAAATTATTTTTAATAACACTGGTTAAAACAGCAAGTGTCATAGGGGGTCTATCTATAGAATATTTGGGGAGTTGTACAAGTGCAATCTTCATACAATTGTTTCTAACTTTTTAATTAAATCCTGTACATCATAATTAAATTTATTATTCCAACTACCAAAACCTTGATAATTAGTTTCTTGTATTTCTTTTTTAATATATTTTTCTTGTATTAACCAATCATAAATTGGTTGTTGAAATGGGATATGTATACTACCATTATAATTAATATTACCAGATGTTGATATTTTTTCATTAGAATCTTTAATAAAAACAAATTCATGTATTAAGTTATCCACGCTAACATCATCAAAAAGTATATCATTTACTTTAATATACTTGTCCTCGATAATATTATTATGTGCATCTAACAAAATATCATATACACTATTTTCACCCATTAACTTATTAGTCATACCTATTGTTAATAAATTGTCAGCAGAAAAATCAATAGTAAAATCTATTATATTATCATTGATAATTTTATCCTGGAATATTGTATGACCATTACAAACTACAACACAATCTGGCCATGTATTACAAAAGAAGCCAGATAAGCTAATTTTGACGTTCATTAAAATATTTATGTAGTAGATCTACTGTTACGACTTTTAGTCTTAAGGCGATTCTTACCACGACGTTTATTTCGCCTAGTAACAGCAAAATATTTACTTCTTTTGTGTAATGCTAGTTTCATCTTGTTTTACTCCACGTGTTCCATATATGTATTTGTCATATTTTACATCCTTAATTGATTCAACTACCTTAATGCCGAAGAAACCTTTTATGTTGTCTTCCATATATGCTACAGCTTGTTTCTTAGTTCTAAAATCCCAATATACTTCTGTTACATTATCACACCAAGTATAAGTAAGCTTCCATCGTATGGAACCACCTGGCTTTTTATGTTTTAGTTCATGTTGTAATTGTTTTATTTGTATATCCATTTCGCCACATTCGTCGCGCAATGTTTGTATTTTTTCATATAAGGTTTGAATTGTTTCTTCTTTGGTATCCAATATCTCATGTACTTCAGGACCTTCTAGGCCTAGTGGGAACTCGTCCTCTATAGTGTGCATTTGTATAACGCTACCTTTAGGCAGTACCGTTCTATCTAAATCAGGATGCCCAACAACTTTATACTTCGGTGGAACCGATTCGTCATTTTTAAAATTTTTTACGAAACCTTTTGACTCCATTCCATCATATAATTCCCAAATGTTGGGAGTCAAAAGTTCGTATCCTCGTCTGTGACAGGTTCTATGTTCCATTTTTCGCTAACTTGATTCTAGCCCATCCTCTCTCGTGGAGGTAATAGAGTACCATTTTAGTACATACTTCTAGTCCTGCTATTGCGCCTGCGAAAGTATACTCTCCAGTAATTAACCAGGCAATAAGAAATGTATCTGTAGTAGCGATACATCTCCAACTTATAGTCTTAATCAACGATTTACAATGAATCATATAAATCCTCCATTTCATCACTATATTTAGAGTGATTTAAGAGGGAGATATATGGTGTTTTAAGTTTTCTTTAAGATAACCTCAGTAATGCTATTAGGACACGGCGCATAATGACTAAATTCCATACTAAATTGACCACGACCACTTGTTTGACTGCGTAAGTCTCCTATATACCCAAACATTTCACCAATTGGTGCTTCTGCGTATATACGAACCGTTGTGCCAGCCATTTCTTGATTGTGTATCATGCCTCTACGCCTATTTATATCACCTATAACATCACCTACTTTGTCTCCGGGGCAAGTAACGTCTAGTTTCATAATTGGCTCTAATAACTTCGGACCTGCTTTGGGCATTGTTTGTCTAAATGCTCCGCGAGCCGCCAGCTCAAATGCCACAGCACTACTATCTACTGCGTGACTGGAACCATCTGTTAATGTTACTTTGTAATCAAGCACTGGGTAACTTGCAAGTATACCATCTGCACTGGAGCCTGCAAATCCCTTCTCTATAGAAGTCCAAAACTCTCTTGGAACATTGCCGCCAACTACCTTGCTTTCAAATTGGAATCCCTCTCCTGCTTCAAGAGGTTCTACAGTATATTCAATATCAGCAAACTGGCCTGCACCACCTGTTTGCTTTTTATGGGTATACCTATCACTGACTGTTTTAGTAATTGTTTCCCTATATGCTACTTGTGGTTTACCTATGCTTACTTCCACACCGTATGTGCGTTTTAGTATATCGCACTTAACATCTAAATGCAACTCGCCCATGCCTTTAAGTATTGTTTGGCCAGTTTCTTGGTCTGTCTCTACATGGAAGGAAGGATCCTCTGCTACCATTTTACCAATAGCAGTTCCTAACTTGTCCATATCACTTTGTGTCTTTGGTTCAATTGCTATGCTAATAACTGGATCTGGGAATACCATTGGTTCAAGTATTGCTTGGTTCTTTTTATCACACAATGTATGGCCTGTTTGTACAGACTTCATACCAAGCAATGCAACAATGTCACCTGCTGATGCACTGTCCAATTCCTCACGCGAGTCGGCATGCATTTCCAATATACGCCCAACACGTTCTGTTTTACCATTTGTACTATTGTATATGGAGTCACCTTTCTTCATGTTGCCTGAATAAATGCGTGTAAATGTTAGTGCGCCATATTTGTCTTCCATAATCTTAAATGCAAGTGCCCGCAACGGCCCTTCTGCATCTACCGTAGCAACTTCACCTGTTTCTACACCAGTGTCATCTACTATTGGTTGTGGGTCAACTTCGGTAGGATTGGGCAAATAATCTACAATAGCATTTAATATGTTTTGTACGCCTTTGTTTTTAAATGAACTGCCGCAATACGTTGGAAAGAACTCACAAGTATTAGTACCTTTACGTATACACATTTTAAGATCTTCTTCACTAATGCTATCTGGATCATCTATCCATTGCATCATAACTTCATCGTCTTGCTCAACAACTGTCTCAACTAATATATCATAATGTTGTTTTGCCATTTCTTTATATGTATACTTGTCACCTATTTTCTCACTAGGTACTTTATCATCTGGGATGTCAGTTATAGTGTAAGAAGTTGGGTCAGTAGAATCTGACCATATCCAAGCCTTTTGAGTAAGTATATCAACTACACCTACGAATTTATCTTCCGCTCCAATTGGATATGTCATAATTAACGGCTTCGCACCAAGTCGTGTTCTTATTTGTGCTACAACACGATTAAAATCAGCACCTACTCTATCCATCTTGTTAATGTATATAATACGTGCTACTTCGCTGTCGTTAGCATAACGCCAGTTAGTTTCGGATTGTGGCTCTACGCCACCGCTTGCACAAAATACACCAACGCCACCATCCAACACCTTAAGGGAACGATAGACTTCAATAGTGAAGTCTACATGCCCAGGGGTGTCGATGATGTTTAATTGGTGGTCTTTCCAGTAGCAAGTAGTCGCGGCACTTTGTATTGTAATGCCTCGCTCTTGCTCTTGCTCCATAAAGTCTGTGGTTGCGGCGCCATCATGTACCTCACCAATTTTGTGTATCTTTCCTGTGAGCTTAAGGATCCTCTCAGTAGTCGTAGTTTTACCCGCGTCCACATGTGCGAAGATACCAATGTTTCTATAATTGTTTAAAGACAAGTTTCTGCTCCACGAAAGGTTTAACTATTTATAGTTAACGTTAATTCTACTATATAATTTATGATTTGTCAATGGTTTCAGAGTTGTCTGATGTTAAACACATTCCCCAGTAACCAAAATTCTTTGCAGGAACTTTTTCTGGTGGTGGCGATGTCCCGTCAGTAGAAGTAGATTTATATCCATTTACTTTCTGAAATGGATCACCTACTGACTCACCATCAATAAATTTTTCTTGCTTACTATATACATCTAATTGTATCTCATAACCCCAAATGTAAGCAATATAATTTAATACTTCAATTGTTGTGTCCTTTGACAACTCTCTTTGACTTGGTCCTTTATAATGATGCAATAGTAATGAACGCTTCTCATCATGATCATAATCAACAACTTGTATATCAGGTATACGATAATTATAATCATACTGACGTGCCATCTCTTTGCGTATACTTTTATATCCTTTATCATTATGAATTGCTTTAACCTTATAATGTGGATCTGACTTGTTATCCCCGAGTTGGAATAATCTAAAATCTCTAATTACTTTAGGTGATAGAAATTGCAGTATAAAACTTTCATCTCTGTAATTAGCAACAGCATCTAAAATAATTTCTTTCCAATCACCACCAGCAATATCAGGAAACCATTCCTTATCTTCTGCTGTCGGATGTTCGCACATACGTTTAATATCCATAAACATAGCAAAACCTAGTGAATAAGGATTCATACCATTATACCATTTTTTATCAAATGTTGGTTGATTTAATACATTAGTATGTAATCTTAAAAACTCAAACATTGCCGCATCAGTAATTAATCCTTTCTCATGCAATCTATTCATTGAGTAATAATGCACAAAACAAGCAAATCCCTCGTTCATTACTTTTGTTTGCCCTTGTGGATAAAAATATTGAGCAATTTTACGCACTATGCGGCATAATTCGCGTTGCCAATCAGTTAAATTAGGAGCATGTTTTTCTAAAAAGTAAATTATATTTTCTTCCGGCTTTGCCATACTAACTCTTTGTTCTTTTTCTTCTGTATTTTTTTTATTTGGAATAACTGTAGTATCCCATAGTTCATTTACTTGTTTACGTAAATATGTTGCTCGTTCTTGTGCTTTCTCTGCTTCTACGGTGACATTTAATTTGTCAGGACGTTTATATTTGTTTATTCCGTAATTGCGTATTGCATGTAGGGAATCTAAGAAAAGTTCTACTTCATCAAGTCCATACTTTTCCTCACACTTTTGTATATAATTTTTAGCAAATAATAGATAGTCAATAATACTGTCAGCACTTGTCCATGTTTTAAACAAATAATTATTCTTAAAGAAATGATTATGTCCAAACGCGGCATGTGCAATGACTAACGTTTGTGTAGTCATCGAGTTTTCTTCCATCAAATAATTAATACAAGGATTACTATTAATAACCAACTCATATGCTAAACTTGTTCTACCTTTTCTATATTGGTTCTCATAATGTGCCCATGCTTTACCATTACTCCAGTGATTATAAGATAACGGCATACCAATACTAGCATAAGCATCTAACATTTGTTCAAATGTTACTACTTCTAATTGGTTAATATAACAATCACAACCAAGTTCATTAATTGCTATTTCTTCACACGCATCATATATTTTAGAAATAAGATCAAAACTCCAGTCACTTTTTGGTTCATATAAAGGTTTACTCATCATTTTCTCCTTTCGGCGCAAAGAATTTTCTAAACACAGGATATATATCTTTTGGTTCATACACTCTACGTATTTGCACATACTCAAAAGCATCCATTAATACTTTATATATTTTTTCTAAACCACTTCCTACAGATAAACCTATATCATTATTGACTTGGTGTTGATGTGTTACAATACTAACATACGCAAAAAACTGAACTAATGGTAATAATTTAGTTTCCATAGTATTATGTACTTGCTGATTATCAGTAGTAAAGTTATCACCATCACTTGCTTGACTTACATAAACATTCCAATATTCCAAATCATATCTCTTTCTAATAATATCATATGCTAAATCTAGTGCAGTAGATACTACAGTACCGCCACTTTCTTTACTAGTAAAAAATTCTTCCTCTGTGCATTCTTTAGCAGTTGTGTGGTGTCGTATAAACACTACTTCTACTAAATCATACTTCATACTAAGAAACAAGTGTAATAAAATAAAGAAGCGTTTTGCTAAATCTTTCTCACGCTCTTGCATCGATATTGATACATCCAATATACAAAACATAACAGCGGCATTTTTAGGATTTGGAACTTTAGTAAAGTTATTAAATTTTAAGTCAATTGGGTCAATAAAAGAGATAGCATTATAACGTGCTCTTATTTTTTTAATCTCTGCCTCTATCTCTACAATCTCATCATCAATTTCTTTTAATAAAGATGCTTCTTTACATCTTGCCTGTTTATTAAAAGAATACTTCTCTATAATAGCAACAAGCGGTTTTCTTTCCTCTATAAGTTCTTCTAATCGTTTTTCAAGTTCCTTTATACGTTTTCCTTTAGGTTTTTTAAGAGCAATACGTCTACCAATACTGCGTATCATACTTTGCTCAAGATTTAAATTATTAGGAGAACCCTCATTAACATAGCCAGAACGACGAGTAGTAAACTCCTCTATACTTTTCTTTTTCTTTTCTTTGAGGTTTGGTAGTTCCAAATCCTCAAATAATATGTCTAGAAATTCATCTCTACTAATAGAAAAAACAAAATCGTCTTCCCCATACGCATCATCAGATCCTTCTTGGCCGCCGCTACCGCCTTGCCCAGAGGATGGTTTACGTATTTTATCACCTTGTAAGTATTCTTGATTACCTGGCAGTATATAATCTTTCTGTCCTGATTTAGGATCATAATTAAACTGTGGCTCTTTAATACTTTTGGAAGGCACACGAACACGGCTGCCAGACTTTAAATCCTTTACAGAACGAGTCTTCATGGCTTCATCCATGCTCTCTTTAAGATGCTTTTTAGAGCGTTTTATGAATCTCTGTCTATTAGATAAGTTTTTACCTTTAGGATTCTGCCGCCTATCTATAATATGCTTGGGCATGAATCATCTCGTTGCGATTTTCTATAGGCTTTCATTGATTCACTGATTTTTTTCTTAGTTGATTCTGATGGTATTCTTTTTGAAGCAATTAGGCTGAGCTTTTCTTTTGTTTCGGGTGTGTGTTTATATCCAGTATGAGCCTTTACCATCTTTGCTTTTGTTTCAGCAGATGTTGGGCGTAGGCTATGCTTGAGTCTCAAGCCTTTACTTATATTTGCCCTATGCTCTAAAGATGCTGTTCTGCCCGTTAAACTTTTACTTAACTTTGCTCGCTCTTCAGGGGATTTTACTCTACGCCCTGCTTCGCGTTGTAGCTCAAGTATAACGTCTTCTTTAGCAATAATACCAGATAACGCCCGCCAAGCAAGTTTATCTTCCCAGTGGCCGTGTTGTTCATATAGTGCTTTATGAGCAAGTGAATGATCTTCCACAGACAGCTTAACTATATTAGAGGAATCATCAGTGCCACCCATATGTTTTGGTATAATATGATGTTTATGCATGATAGTATTTAACTCGCATTATAATACTTAACTTGACTTCTGGGTCCGCATAAACCACTCCACGAGGCGGCGCACTTGACGTTCTGTATAGCCTTTTGACTCCATACGCTCTACAAAATCGTCATGCTTTTGTTGATCATCTTTATTTTGCTTATTACCAAAGGAAATAATTGGAAGTAATTCCTCTGTAGACGCAAACATTTTCTTCTCTATAATTTCACGTAGTTTCTCGTAACTTGACCATTTTGGATTTTTACCTTTGTTCTTTGCTTTAGCGCGTAGAACAAAGTTGACTACTTCACTACGGAAGTCTTTAGGGTTAGCAATGCCTGCTGGCTTTTCTATTTTCTCTAGTTCGTCGTTTAATACGTCACGATTAAAGAGGTTGCCTGTATCAGGATCCTTAAAATCTATCTCTTGTATCCAATGGTCAGCATATTGAATATAACGATCAAACAAGTTTTGTCCATAATCACTATAACTTTCTAAATATGCTTTCTGTATTTCATTGCCGATAAAATCAGCATACTTTGGCGAGAGCCACTCTTTAATATAATAAATGAGTGCTTTTTCTTTTTCCTCACCAAATTGCTCGCGTTTTATCGCTTGTTCCAATACAAACATTAGATGTACTGGATCAGCGGCTATCTCCGCTGTGTCAAAGTTGAATGTCTGAGATAAAATCTTAAAAGCAAAACGTGTCGATGAACCTGACATGCCTTCGTCTACTCCAGCAGTATCTTTATACTCCTGTAGACTCTTTGCTTGCGGATCCGTATCCTTTAAGTTCTTACCATTATACACTTGCATTTTGGAAAACAAATTGCTGTTTTCATGCTCAAGTAATCTGCTTAAAATTGAAAACTGTCCTAACATATCTAGTGTTTGTGGGGCACACGCATGATTTGCTAATCCACTAGATGTTAGCATCTTATCATAAATCTTAATTTCCTCATCTATACGCAAACAATAAGGAACTTTAACAACATATACACGATCTAAAAACGCTTCGTTATTTTTGTTGTTTTTAAATGATGTCCATTCTGATTCATTACTATGTGCTAAAATTGTGCCACTAAATGGGATAGCACTAATACCTTCTGTGCCCATGTAGTTGCCTTCTTGTGTAGCAGTTAATAGTGGATGTAGCACTTTAATTGGTGCTTTAAACATTTCTACAAACTCCATAAGGCCTTGGTTGCCCTTACACAATGCACCACTAAATGCATATGAATCTGGATCATGTTGTGAAAAGTATTCTAATTGGCGAATGTCTGTTTTGCCTACTAGAGCACTTATATCTTGGTTATTTTCATCACCTGGTTCTGTTTTTACTACAGCAATTTGCTTTAATTTGCTAGGCTGTAATTTAACTACGGAAAATTTAGTAATATCTCCGTCAAATTCGTCCAAACGTTTAATTGCCCACGGACTTAACAAGCCGGTGAGATAACGTTTTGGCACTTTATATTCTTTTTCAAGTTGGTCACCATATACTTCTGGATCAAATAATGATAACGGACTTTCATACACAGGACTAATTGTATCGCCTGCTTTAAGAACATATATTGGATATGTTTCCATTAGTTCTTTTAGTCGTTCTGCTAAAGAACTCTTGCCGCCACCTACTGGACCAAGCAAATATAATATTTGTTTGCGTTCTTCCAATCCTTGCGCGGCGTGTTTAAAGAAGCCTACAATTCGTTCAACTGTATCTTCTAATCCATAAAAATCTTTAAATGCTGGGAAAACTCTTAATGTTCTATTCAAGAATATACGAGACAATCTTGAATCTTCTGAAGTATCGACGTGTTCTGGGTCTCCGATAGCTGCTAACATGCGTTCAGCAGATGTAGCATAAGCCAATGGATCTTTCTTACATAATGTTAAATATTCTTCTAATGTTATTTCTATCTCTTTTTTACTTTGATAGTTAGAAGAATACTCTTTAAGTAATTTGCTTACCATGTATCACGCTCCTGTGTTATGTATATTTAGTTTACAATCCCTCCGACTTAATAGCAAAACTATTTTTAACTAACAGATAGTATAAATATAGAAAACAAATATGGTAGTATTATGAAAATTTCTGAAATTCTTATAGAAGAAACACCACAAGGCACGATTTCTCATAACCGTCCTAAGGCTGTTAGTCCTTTGAATAAACAAGTGCGTGACGCCGGGCAACAACTAGTGAATAAAGCAGAACAAAATACAGAGCAAGGTCCTGATAAAGCAGAACCAAGTGATGAAACAAAATTTAACAAAGCATTGGGCACAACTATTACTACCGGAAAAGTAGATCCTAATTTAGAACAGTCTGGTAAAGACTATGCTAAGGATTTGAAAGATAAATTGAATAAAGCACAACAAGGCGCAAAGAATTAATGAAGTATCATGAATTTTTAATTGAAGCAGACATGGTCAAAACAATGACGGCGTCTGAAGTAAAAAAACACGATGGTCAATACATTAAAAATCTCATTAAAGGCATTGGTGCTAATCAAACGTATAATTTTAATATAGGTGGTGGTAAATGGAGTGGTAAGATTCCTCCGCATATTATACACGGCAGAATTCTAAATCCCAAAAGAGTTAGAAGAGACTTAAATGCAATACTTGACTCAGGTGATTTAGCACAAGCAGCTGAAGTTAAACTTGAAGTACAAACAGACTCTGGAGAAGAAGCACTTACCGCCCAAAACGACCAAGGTGGGTGGCAAAATATCTATATTAGCAATATAGTAAAAGATGAACATTCTACTGGGTCACTTAAATGGACTATAGGATCTGTAGCAGAAGCAATTATGGGTTGTGTAATGTCTGTTTGTTTTAAACAAGGCACAAAATTACATGATGAACAAGGTAATCCGACTTGGAGTCAAGAACAATTAGCATCAGAATCACAAAAACTTGCAAAAAAACTAATTCAAAATGAAAACTTAGAAATAGAAATACAAACAGATGCAAAACCAATGGATCCTTTAAAATTTAACTTATCTTTACCTAGAGCTGATGGTATGGTATTTAAAGCATTAGTGGAGACAGGTGGCGTATTAGAAGAAGGAAACGCATTAAGTAAACTAGGTGTAGCTAAAGAAAGACTAAAGGTTCTGAATCAAATGTGGTTAGATGCGGCACTTTATGGATTATCTTCTCCTAGAGTTAAACAAGCTATTGAACATGCATACAGCGATCAAGTAAAAAAACAAATACTAGTAGCAAGTGATGGAGCAGATGCATCAAATCAAAAATCTACAAAAGTAGATTTGAAAATTTACTATGGTGGACAACAAATAAAATATTTGAACTTAATCAGTCTTAAAGCACAAACAGTTGAGCAATTTGGTCAAGTAAGTGGTGCTTCATTTGAAAAAATACAAGAATTCTTTAACCATGTAGGAGTTCAATTTTCAGACGATAAAAAGCAAAAGTGGCAATTTGCAGATTCAGGAAATCGTCCAAATATGAGTGCTACTGAAATTAGAAATTATAATTATGGTGCTAATAAAGGTACCAATTCTCCAATTGGGCAAGCATATAGTGAAGCAGTAACTCAAATAAATGCAATGTTAGCGGGCGATAATGAAACAAAAGAAGCAAAATTTATTGAACAACTATGGGATGCAATAAATTATCATGCCACTAGAAGAGAAGAAGGCGTTTATATGGTTATTTTAAGTCCATCTGCTAAAAAAGCATATTACGAATTACAATTTGGTGAACCTTTACTGAAAGCACTTAAAGGATATAATTTAAAAATAAACAGTAAAATTGGTGCTAAAATGCACGAACTTATTATATATGGTGCCCCTGTTGGTGGTAACCCACCAGGGTTTACAACAAAAGAAAGATTGGTCAGATTTAGAACTAACTGGGCCGAAACCGCTATACGTAATGTTGTAGAAATGGGTCCATTACTTAAAGAGCTTGCTGATTGGGAAAAACTTGATAAGGAACAAGCGGCCGCAAAACACGAAATACCTGCTGATCAAGAAGAAACTACACCACAACTTTAATTGTGTATATCGTCTAGTTTTTTACTAGCAAACCTATCCAATCCCTCATACGTATCAAACAATACATACCTCCACGAGTCAAACTCTGGCGGATGTGGATAATTTTCAGGTTTAATAAAAATAAATGTTACTGTATAATGCGTTTTAAACAACAATTGAAATTGGTTAATCCACGTAATTGGATCACGTGGTTTTTTCTCTTTATTATAATGTTTTGTTCTCTTGTATATGTTGTTAACTCTACTTTGATTTTTACCCCAACCATAAAAGTCATAACCAAGCAACATTATTACATCTGCTTTTTCGTGTATAGCGGTATGTACAGCATATAAACCACTATCCCAACCTGAAGGTTGTTCATGCGGTTCTAATCCAAAATAAGGAAGTGATGGCAGTGGTTTAATACCTACTGCCTCTAAATGTGGGATATAATCTACTCGCGTATAAAAATTTGAACGCATTTCTACGTGATGCTCTGCGGCATCTTTTGCTCTAAATTTATCACAACAAATTAAATTATCCACGTGATGGTCACGCCAAATTGCGCCACAGCCATATAATGGACCAACGTCCCGTAATTTCTCTAGATCATACCCCTTACGAGATTGACCATTGCCTATACAAAATGCTACCTTCTTTACCATAAATAATATTTACACAAATAGGAAAATTTGTATATGAATATTGAAGAACTATCTCTAACAACTAGTATGCAACTTACAACATTTTTAATGCCTTGGCTTACTATACTAGTAAGCATAATTATGGCAATGATGATTAAAGATTGGGCAACATCCTTAGCAAAAGGAATAAAATTTAAATTAAGTAACGCATTTAATCCCGGTGACATTGTAATATTGGATGATGAAGAAGCAGTTATTATAGCAATTGGTGTTACTAAAACAGTATTTGAAAAAGTAAATGATAGAGGCGTAGTTTGGAGATATGTTCCTAACGAAAGATTAGCATATTTAAAACTTGAAAAAGTAATACGCAAAGACGTACATAAAAATGGTGCTTCGGAAAAAAAGAAACACTCGTAAGTTAAAACCAAGTCTATGGATTTAATAAGTGAAAAGGGCCCTATAGCGGGCCCTTTCCGTGTTTTTAGCGTTTAATTATTATTGTCGAATGATTCAATTATGCTATATAGTTTACTTTGCTAGTAAATCTTCCTTTGTCAACTCATGACCTAGAAATATTGTACCGCAAACTTCAACTGGACCACCACGATCCATTACCATTTCACATGGTGCTGGAGTGCCAACTGTACCGACATGAGCTTGCCATGCGGCATCGCCGTGATCCGACGCATAAACTGAACTAATTGAAAAACCTGTAATTAAAGCTGCAATTACTATTGCCTTCATATTATTCTCCAATAAGTTGCTAAACTAGTCAGCGATGATTATATACCCTATATATGTGATCCATAACCATCCACCCCTAGTTTGTTATTTAAGAAAGAAATAATATATTATATATTACCGTATTATATAGTATCCAGCCAATCTACAAATACTTTAGGAAATATAGAAGATATTGATGTGAATTCTTTATCGTCATTACGAACTATTTTTTCATATTCGATTATAAATTTTTTAAGATCTCGTTCCATACTTAATCTATTTGATTCCAGATTATCTGGAAATTTAGCAGATTGGATATAATTTAAACATCTAATAATGGTATTTTTATCTGGTTTATGTAACTCACTTTTTAGAGAACTATATGTAGTAAATATATCTTCATACAAATATTCTCTTAAATGTGTAGGTAACATTAATATACTTTGAAAAGACGGAGATGTTAATATAATACTACTAAAAGGTCTAAGATTGCCTGGGATCGTTGCAAAGCGTGACCATTCACTAGGATTTAAAAGTGCTTCTAAACTATCAAATCTTGAAGTTGAACTGTGTTTTCTTAATTCTATATTATACTCTATAAATGAACTATAATACCAAACAGAAAATACACTAATAACATTTTGCAATGTAAGAAAACAATTAATAGGTGCACCAAGTGATCTCATAATATTATTTTTCTGTCTTAAATAACCGCCGCCTGCTCTTAAAAAATCGCAAATACCATTATTGACATCTATACTTGCTATTATTTGTATAGATTTAAATTTATCACTTACATCATATAACTTATCAAGCTGGCCAGGATCATAGACTAAATTGGATACAATAATTAAATTTAATTCTGGATTAGGGGATTTTGAAATATTATGAATGAATTTCCAAAAATATTGTGATAATATTGGTTCACCACCATTTATCTTGAGTACTGTTACTTGATTACTATTATTATGCCACCAACTAATAAATTTAATTAAGTTTTTTTGAATTAACCGCCCATCAAACTCAAAAACTTCATTATATAAATTACTTGTTTGTAAATTAAAAGCACCATTCAAATTTATATTAAGGGCCCATGATGAACTTTTGGAACTATCACAATAACTACAAGATAAGTTACATATATTATCAAATGTTAATTCTATTTCTGTAGTTTGATTTAAATCATCAATATTTAATTCTTTATTTAGAGCTATTATGTTCATTCCCAATTATCTTCCTCTACTACATATAAAGAATATTCTGCTGTTAATTCATCATTAGGTTGAATTTTTTTAATCGTAACGAGATACTTAACAGGAATTTGATGCCAAAATCCATTCATTGTTTTACAATTTGGATTATTATTATGATTATAAAAAGCTCCTAATGCAGTGCGTATATACCCATGTGGAAAATTCTTATTCGCAATATGAGCGATGCCCAATACAATGTCCTTATCAAAATTTCTGGTTGCAATTAAACCAATTCCTTCAATTTTGGACTGTCCTATTGTTATTCCATTTGGTAAAGGTCTATACATTTAAAATTACCTCGAAAGATCTGTTTATCCATTGATTATTATTATTTGTAATCCAAGGAGATAATGGACAATCTCGTGGAGGTATTTTCATCCAATTAAGTAAATTTTTACCACGTGTTACCTTACCCAATGGCATACCGCACATAGAAGGATGGTATTCAACATTATGTTCTTTTAACCAATTTTGAAACTCATTACTTTTTACTAAATGTTGTATCAAGCGACCTTCTTCACTTCTATGATAATGCCAACGATTGTATACGTTAATTTTAAAACATCCACTATGCCCATTAATAGGTGTGACATCCCATTGAGAAGGATCATCTTGATCATACCATGCTTCTATATAATCTTTTCCTAATATGGCATTACTTACCCAAACATCAAGATCTTCATTATCATCAGCATACGCATAATCCTGTGATGAAATATGATGGAATGCTCCTTCTTCAAATCGACAATCACCTATTTTATTATCAAAACTAAACCTAAGATTAACTACTTGTTTATCATATCCTTGTTTTTTTCTAGATGTTGCTTGATATCTATCTAATGCATGTACGTAATCATTAACTAAAGCATGAGAATGAAAAAATTCTGATTCATAAGAAACATCCCATGAAAATTCTGAAGGGAAACTATCTGACCATAATCCTCGAGTATGTGTGCCTTGATTTCTAAATTCATTCATCGATCTACCAGCAGTAGTAAAATAACGATGAACTTCATTTAATATTTTCTGTCCTTCATCATGATCATCACGAATAGAATTAATAGTTATTCTTTCTGGATCAAATGGGAATTTTGCTCCATCTGTTATTAAATTATTAATTGAATAAATTTCATTTTTTAAATTTTGTATATCTTGTAATGTATCTGGAATTGATCTGGGTTCAATCTCATATACTGGAGTGGGCGGAACTGTATATTTTATACTATAACTATCTAACATTTTACAGAAATGATCTGTCCATTTTTTAACAAATGGATTGTCTAGTAATTCTATATGTGTAATGCCAACAGTAGTTTTAATGTCAATGCTTGCCATTATTAAATGTCCAGTAATCGAAATAGGATTCTTTTTCCTTCTCAAAATTATTTATAACATTATCTAATACTGAAATATTTCCTATATAATGAACTGAATCAACGGGTAAATTCCCAACAGATACTTTAAAATTTTGAACTGCTTGAATGGAAGAACTTGCATTAGTCATATACAAAGTTCTTCCGGATTTAATTTCATATTGCATAGTATTACTATAGCATAATTACATTAATAAGTCAACTACAATGTGCCTTACCAACTAAACTGATAACTAACAAGAAGCCGGTTATCATCATTGTAATCTTGTTCATAATTTTCTACCTCTAGACTAAATGAACTCTGCTCAGTTAATTGAAATGTTTTTTTAACACCAAACCTGGAATAATTATCTGTTGCATCAAATCTAAGTTCAATTCCAGTTGCATCATAATCATAATTAACATAAGTTGCTATAGCAACTATAACAAGTGCTCCAACTGCATAATAGTAATTGTCATATTTTTTCTTTGGTGGCGGTGGTGCTTCGTATCCACATAGTGTAACACTTCTGCCATTGCCTGTGCCTATTGCACCAGCACGACACGCCGCATCACCTAATGCTCTGGCGGCCGCTGTTCTGCTTTCTGTTGCATATTCAGAAGCAACAACAGGTTTGCCTGTAACAGCCATTGCTTGTTTAACCATTGCAGTAATTTCTGCGGGAGTCTTATTCCATCCTGTTTGAAGGAAGACATAATCTGCATTAGCATAATACTCGTTTTTGCCCTTGTGGCCGCCAATGCCTGATGTTAAATGAACCCCAACTGGTTTATCAGTAATTGACTTTAAGTGTATAACTAACGCATTAACCATTGCCGGAGACCAATATTCATCGCATTCCAAACAAGCGACATATCCTGTTACCTTATTATCAAACCTACGCACTACTTCATTGAAATGCGCCTTTTGTTCATCCAAAGATTGGACAGTAATCGCTCTGCTATCGTCTGGGGTTAACCACATAACTGGTTTTAAACCTGAGGCGTTTAGAACATCTAGTTGTGTTTCCCAATCTGCCTGTGGACTTATTTGTCCTAAATTAAATCCGCCGCCATTGTCTCCAGCATTACGACTATACAGATAAATGTGGGTGTCGCCATTTGCTTTGGCGGCCGCTCTCATGCCATTTTTATTTGCGTTTGGATGGAGATAGTTAAGTGTCATCCACTTACTATCCATCATTAGAAAACTAGCACGGGATCCGTGTAGTGAAAAGTTTGTATCATATGCATAGATATTGGGCGAGCATATAATACAAAGTACCATTACTAATAAATACTTTTTCATAATCGATACCTCCGAATTATGATTATATTTATTATAAAAGAGTGAATTTTAAAGAGTGACTATTCGATTAGACCAAACAATGCCCATGATCCTGGGTCGCCTGACTCTATACAGACCCAACCAATTGGCTGGCCAATTGCTGGCTCTTGATTCCAAATAATCTCACTTTTGTTATGCCAGCCTGGTTTTGGTGTAGCATAGCCTGAAGACATTGCAACACCGTCAAACTTAATATCACCATGTACTTCTAATGTAGCAGTGGGCTCACGAGTACCTATACCAACATTACCATTAGTACATACTGTCATGTGTACTGCTTTTTCACTTCCAAGCATATTAGTACCAAATACCAAATCAGTATTTCGAGCAGTACCTATATAACTTTTGTCTCCAACACCATCAACTACTAATTCAGCACCACTATCATTCTGTATGTGTAATGCGGCAACGGGTTCAGAAGTATTAATACCAACTCGATTAGATAACGAGTTAACGTGTAAACTGTAACCTGCATCTAGATTGCCAATTACTATTAACTTCTCTAAATGTCCTACTGTTCTTAAATTACTATATGCAACACCTGAACCTAATTCACTACGAGATAACACTGTATCATGTCCCATATGAATTAACCCTTGCTTACCTAAGTGGATACTATCTACTATTTCTTCTTGTGTAAAATTATATTTAAGATTTTCTACGGTCATTGTACCACTAACTGTAATATTGGTAACTTCTATATCATTACTAGTAAGACTTTCGACACTTAAACCATTATCATCAATATGTAATACAAGATTAGTTGCGTCATCTTTAATACCAGTACTAGAAAAATGTGTTATTGTACCACCATCTATATAATCACCACTTAAATCATTAGTGTCAAAATTAACATGCTCTATTCTAATAGAACTTGGTGATAATAATGTTTCAAATGTTGCAATGGCCATATTTTTTCCTATTGTGTTACTGATATAATATATTGTCCGCTATTACTATATATCGGTTTATATAACAGTTTCTTATGAACTGTGAAATTAGTCCAACCTGCGGTAGCAGTATGATATGCCAATTGTTTAAAAAACATTGCTTGTCGTTCTTGTGGTTCAAATGCTATCATTGTTTTATCTGTTTGGTTAATAGCATATGAATAATGCATCCATTTTTTTCTGTCCTCTTGATTCCATTTTCTGTAAGACACTAGAATATGTTCTACTCCACCAGTGCTTATATAAAATGGTTCAGTAAACATTTTATTATTAAATTTAATATTTTTATAATCCATCAAGGATGTTAATAGAATACCGTCTGAATGTAATAAAGATAAAGCATTATGCAAGTTAGTTCTTTGCTCATCTTCACTAGTTGCATATGTAAAATATTGATCTAATGCTAATACAGCATCATATGGTGGATGATCATCTTTACTTATATGATATTTAACACAAAATGCATCTAATGGCATATTGTGGTTTTTAATTTTAACATCAAATTCTTTACACAAACTATCTACATATTTGATAAGTTTTTCATTTTCAGAGATATAGCTCACATCTAACCCTTGCAAGGCAAAATCTACTAGTATACTGTGAAATTCAAGGCTTATAATTCTTTCTGGAGATTTGTGTTTTTCTTCAAATGCTCTTTGAATTATAGAAGCCTTTCGCTGAATTACTTTTTCAATCTTTTCTTTATCAATTAGAAGTGTAGCGAAATCGTAAAAATCGTTCATTAAACGTGGTGTGCTCCATTAAAGTAATATCTACCAGTATTTAGTTAAATACCAATAATACTACTTGCAAGAACTCTACGTTTTAGGTGGTTCGCCTGTAGAAGTAAACTCTAGGCCAGCATATCTACCATAATATACTTTTGCATCAGGAGTTTTTTTAAATAATTTTATGGGGGTGTTGGTGCCTACAATAGCAACTTCCAACATTCTATCATTTTTATGCAATATATCTGCTGGAGCAATTTGCCCATTATCTACACAATGTATTTCAGTTATATCCATTGCCTACGTAATCGTCAAATAATCCATGTATAACATCTATAGCATTTTCAAAATCTTCAAACACCCAATTTACATTTGCTCTAATTAAAGGATGCTCTGTCAAGTATGCGTCATCTGTGACCAGTATAATAGGTTTTTTCAAACCAATGGCCCAACCAATTTCAATAGTTGTACCATAAGATGGCCTGCGTTCATTTAATTCACGTGGCATATACGCAAGAATTAAATCACACTTTTCTGTGTCATACCAATTCTTAGCCGCTATTGCTCCAGGGGAATTGTAACGCGGGTCGTTACCTGGGCCGTATGTTTCGCCTTCCATAGGCTCACAACGTAGTGGGGAAATTCCAATTATGTTTGTATGTAATTTGTCACGAACATAACCACGCCAATCGTTTGCTTCCTGATAATTGCATTGCGCTATCGGGCCAGCAAGGTAAATATATTTTTTAGTCATGTTATAATTGTATAACAATTTGGGTAAAATGTCAAGTTATTTGTATTTCTCGTCATTCCAGTTGTCTAACTCTTTCCAACCTTCCCAATCTGGGATAGATCTGCGTATATTGTTAGTATTACGGACAATTAATTTTGCTAATCCAAATTTAGCATATATGAATGGGAAAAAAGCATGAACAAATGACATGATTGACAAATAACCCAATAAAGCACCTGCTCTACTTGCTATCCATGCGTGATAGCAGTAATAAGAAAAATTACATTTACGATTTGCCGCGATTGCGGCATTTTTTAAGTGTCCAGCCATTAACTATCTCCCTTAATTAATGTTTTTATTTCATATATTTTGTTTTGCCAGCATATCTATGAGTATCATTTGCTAGGCCGATCATATTCGAATCTTTTATACCATCTTGTCTATTTAAAAACATAGAAATAACTTGTGAAACACCTTCACCAAATGAACCTTCATCATAACCCATTTGTTCACCATGCGCCATAATAACTTCTTCAGCGGCCGCCTCCATTGTTTCAGGAGTTACTTTGCCATCATGCTGTCTAAGAAGTGAATCCCACATTGCTTCCATTGCAACAGTCCAATCTGATGAGCCCCAATCTGATGAAACTAATTCTTCACTATCTCCTTTCTTCCAACCGTCCTTTACACCTGTAGTGGGGAATTCCATATCATCTATTTCTTTACTTGGTGCCCAAATTTCATTGACTGCTCCTTCGGCCAAACCACGGCCAGGATGCCCTTGTAAGAAAGCATCTACTTCAGATGGTCTAATTTGATGTACCTTCCCAGTTTCATCATATACAAGTTCTGTTTTCTCATCAGCAGTATCAATACCTGCGGCTTGTAGGAACTGTTCTTTATTAAAACGAGGATTATCCTTCTCAAACATTGCTACTAAACGACCCGCGTAATCATTACGAGCACCATCATCACTAATATTTTTTAACATACCAGCAAATAATTCAAAATGTTGCCTGGTAAATGCCTCGTCTAATTGTTGGCCAGACATAACTTTGAGTTTATTTGTTTGTTTAATATTTTCATATAGATCATCAAAGGCTTTCCACTCTTGTTCTACACTTTCATCATATTTGCCACCCATAATGATGTCCGTCGCGCTCAAAACCGCTGATTCAGCAGCTTTAAGTTTATCAGTTAACAAATTTTCATCTACAATTTCACCATCTTCATTAATAGTAAGAGTTTCTTCTATCTCATCCTCTTCTACTACTGTTTCAGGCTCAACTTTATCCTGCATAACCAGATCTAATGTTGTTATAAAACTTTTCATCGTGCTCATAATAGTGCTTCCGTTTATATGTATTTATTAAATATCAGTATGAAGTTAGATTTAACCAAACAATATATTGACTTAGAAACTGTTAATAAGTTTATTGAATATAATTCTGATTTATCTGATGTAAAACCTATACCAGAACCACATTTAGACGTAGTGTTTATGAGTTATAATGAAAAAGCTGCTGATAAACATTATGAATTATTAAAAAAGCGTGTGCCTAGTGCTAAACGTGTAAATGGGGTTAAAGGAATACTCAATGCGTATAATGCTTGCAGAGAATTAGCAGAAACTCCTTTTTATTTTATTGTAGAGGGAGATTCAATGATATGTAAGGATTTTAACTTTAAACCACCGCAAGAATGGTTGCAAAGTATAGCATCATTAGATCACAACGAACTTAATTACGATTATGTTAAAGCAAGACATTGCATTACTTGGAATTCTATAAATCCTGTTAATGGAGAAATTGGCACTCATAGCCCAATCGGTTTAGCATTTAAATCTGATAGTCTATACAATTGGAAGTGTGATACTAATTTTAATATACCATATAATTATATAAACGATATAGACAGTAAAGAGTCGATAAAATCAATCGAGGCAGATTCATTCAAATGCGAAGGAATTCGACCGAATGCAATTGCTAGTGTAGACTTTTTTAATTCCTCTCCGTATGATGCTTGGAAAACTGGATTCAGGATGGGAAATAGGCTTACATTTCGTTTATTAAATTTAAATTCAAATTTGAAAGAAACTGAAGAAAGATTAAATCATTGGGCAACTGTGGGCGAGGAGCAAAAAAATGGTAAATACTGTATAGAAGGAGTGACATACGGCATAAAATGTGCTACAATATGTAATAATTGGATAGAAGAATACAGAAATACTTCCGACAATTATGATTGGTTAAAGAAAACTTTTGAGAGAGAATATGGAATACAATATAACACTAACTGAAACAGCAAAAAAGCAGTTATTAACAATTGCTACTAAGAATGACGTGCCTTACGTCCGCTATTTACTTGATGGCGGCGGATGCTCGGGGTTGATTGGCAAATGGGAAAATTCTACAGAGTTAGAAGATGGTGATATTACTTTCGAATTAGGAGAAAGCAAACAATTCCTTATAGATAAATTTACAATTACACATATGACTGGCGCAACAATTGATTATACTGGTGATTTTATGCCAGCATTTAAGGTTATGATCCCAGATACTACATCTTGTGGATGTGGTGAATCCTTTACGATGAAGGATTAGTAATATAGTTGTAAATATCCTTCCAATTTTTAGCAACTAAAGCAGGGCCTTCATAATCCATATTATGTCCATGTTCCATTAGTATACCGCGTAACCCCATTTTTTCGCCAGTATCTACATTTTTCATTTTGTCTTCTACCCACCAACATCCTGAATCTCTATAAGGTTCTAATGCGTCATCTTTATCAACGCCAGTATCTAAACAAACTACTTTTTCAAATGCTGTGTCACCAAACAGTTTAGACAAATTTTGTTCTCTTAAACGTATCGCGTGTCTATTCAAACTTAATGACGTGATTGCGTGAAATGCGTAACCATGTTGCTCATGTAGTTTTTTTACGTAATACATAGCATCACGCAATGGGGGGAGGAAGCCTATTGAAGCACTCTCATTAAAAAATTCTACTAATTTTTTAGCATTGTTACCAGTTATACTAAAACGCTTTGCTACGCTATAAACTAGTTTATGTCCGTTTCCTGCCGTGTGACCATGTTCTTCCATCCACGTATGAAACGCGAATTCCCAGTCTAGCAAGACACCATCTACATCTGTTAATATGATTCTATCTTTTTTCATTGTTGAGTGACTTGTGAGTAGTGTTGCCAAAGAATTTTCTTCTAAGGTAACCATACTCGTATTTACGAGTCTTTATCTGAAGGTTTAGTGGTGTTTTTATACCAACCATCTCCTTTTAAAATAAATGCTGATAACGAGGGTACTCTTTTAAATGTGTTTTCACCACAATTTGGGCAAAATTCCAATGGTTCATCCTTAATGGATTGTGTTATTTCTAAAGTATGTTCGCAATTTTCATTATCACATTTATATTCATATGTTGGCATCAATCATCCTCTCGAATAATTATTCTATGTCTAATTAATGGGTCTGCTAGTTGTATCATTGTTACTTCTTCTTGTGAACTTGCGTAAATTCTAGTATCATCTTCAAACTTTCGCATAATACGCTCTAACCATATAACTTGATTAGAATGTTCTAACATCTGCATTTCTTTATGTGTTCTGTGAGATTTTCTTGGATTTAATTTCCATACACGGACAGGGCGCCAAGCAAACCATTTATGCCATTGGCTCAATCTCTTTGCTCGTTCTTCTCTTGTTTCTTGTGTCCAACGCATACACTATTTAGTTTCATAAAAATGCTGTACTAGTAATAGGGATAGGGATAGGGTTACGATAGGTTTCAATTGGTTCGCAGTCATCATCAAATCTAACGTCTGCTGTAGGACTGTATTCCATTACTAATATTTTACAAGGTTGCTTTGTTTCATTGTATAAACGGTGAAATTGTCCTGCTGGAACATAAAAATGCATATACTTTGTGAGTGATCGATGTTTTAATTTATCAATATTATCTGGCCAAGCATATTCTACCTCGCAATCACCTTTAGCAACAAACCAAAATTCGCTTTTCTTTAAATGTCGTTCCATTTGCATGGATTCGTATGGATCAATATGTACTTCTTTTACACGACATGTTGTGTCATTGTATAATATGTTATAATAACCAAAATCTTCATACGCCATACCAAATTTATAATTCTTTATTAAGTCACTTGAGGAATTCTTTTTATCATTACCACCAACACTAAACACGAACTCTACACCTTCTACTTCTTGCTCTGGAACATTGTTTTTACCACGATCTCCACCATTGGCAAATACAATAGTGTCGTCAGGGAAATGCCTTTTAACTTTCTTTAATGCGTCTATAGCAGTATTGTCATTATCATTAAACGAGAAAACTTCATCAACCATACGTAAATTGCGTGTAATAAGACGGCGTTCTTCAAACAACATAAAAGACCTGCCTTTTTTACGCTGAAGCCACTTATCACTGTTTAACGCTACTATAAGTGTATCTCCTAGTGCTTTTGCTGATTCAAATAGTGCGATATGCCCTTTGTGAATAGGGTCGAAACCGCCTGAGACTACTATAATCTTTGACATGTTAATATTTAACTATAAATATACTTAACATATACTATTATATTATATTCTCACTAGTTTGTCAATGATTTTAATGTCTTCCAAACTATACTATTATCCTTAATTGCTTCTGAATAATCAATATCAAAAAATATTTGTAAATTTAATCTAGTTTCTTCGTTATTAAACACAGCATGTTTGCTTTGTGTATCTGCTATTATTACCTTATCAGATTGACCCGCCTCACATTGAAACGGAGCATAGTTATCTGTAAGAGGATGTATAATTAACGTATTACGTTTAAATTGAACACCATCAATATGCCAATCCTGAACAGTATTTGGATACATTTTCATTAAGAATACTTCATGTTTTCTTAAAACAAAAGGTCCTTTAAAATTTAAAGGAGACAGTGTTCCTGATTTTGTATTTCTATGTTGAATCCAACCATCATCATCTATTTTTGATAGAAAGAAATTTTTTTCTTCATCGGTTAGAAATGGGTCTATTTCAATAAAGCTCATTAATCTTTGACATATTAATATTTAACTATAAATATACTTAAACATATAATATTATATTATATTTCGACAATATTGTCAAGAAAAGAGGAATTATAATGGCAGTTACACAAAAAGTTACATATACTAAAGATGGTGTTCCTTTTGATACTATAGAAGAAGCATATGACGAATTATGGACTGATAAACTCGAAGGCAAGACTGGCCAAGGCGAAGTTATGGCATTTTGCGAATCAAAAGGTGGCAACTTATCTATTACATCTGAATTAGATTCTAATTCAGTACTTGTAGAAACTAGAGTTTGGACAAATAATGGTGATTATGCTGAATATACAAATTTATCCGGTATTTCAACTGGCAAATCATTTTTAGAAAACAATGGATGGACTATAACTGAAGAAATTAGTTAAATGCACTACTACGAACTAGAACCTGAAAATAATATATTTTCTAATTTAGTTGTTGATTTAACTCATCGGTGTAATATGGAATGTTCAAATTGCTATATTCCAAACCGTCATATACCCGATTTAGATGTAACAAAACTTTACGATGTTGTTGATCGATTACCATTTAGAACATATATCAGATTAATTGGCGCTGAACCCACAATGCGCGATGACCTTGCGGATATTATTTATAATATAAAAAAACGAGGACACCAAACAACATTAACTACTAATGGTTTAAAATTAGCACGACAAGAATATTGCCAAAAACTAAAAGAAGCAGGATTAAATCTTGTATTAACAAGTATGAATGGTGCTGATGACGATGAAATTTATAAAATTCTCGACAATGGCAAATGGGCAACAGCAAAAACTAGAGCATTAACTAACTTATTCAGACAACAATTTGCTATTAATACTGGAACAATAATTGCAAGAAATGTCAATGAACATACAATAATGAGGCAAATACAAACCGTAGTAAATTGTGCTAAGGAAGCAGGAGTCGATTTTAAAACAACAAAAATATATCGTCGAATAACACCAGTATTAAGAATGAAAAGTGTAGGCTCCATTGGACGCAACATGGGCAAAAATCATGCGTATGCTTTAGAAGAATTAGCAGGCGTAGTTGCTGAACAACTAAATCTCAGTAAAGAATGGATATTGAATCATAAAGCCGCCAGTGGAACTGTTATTGCTGTTCAAAAAGATAAACATTATAAAAATAAAACTGTTGTACAAGAAGAATGTTCCAGTTTAGTATTTCCATACGAAACAGAATTAGGTAAATTATATATTAGATTAATTGATTGGGGTATAGATGATGATGGTGTAGTAGATCCGGATAACCCCAATAGAGGACGACTAACCCCTAATTTTAAAATTGCTCCATTCTTCGAACATCTTAAAAGAAATGAATTTGGATACTAACGTAGTAACTATACACAATAGTCAGTCAAATTTTTACATAAGTGCGGGAAGTATATATAATTTTTTAAAATATGAACCACTAACTGAATCTCTTGCTAAAAATTATACTCCAGAAAAATTAAAATTAGAAGAAAGCATTGCTATTACTCTAATTACAAGTAAAAATAAAATTATTGGATTTAGTACATTACTTCATCGAGATATATTTGGCAATGCTGTGCGTTGTTTAAATAGATTTTATAAATCACCGCATTACAGATTTGCCACATCTATAAAAAATGTTACTCCAGAAACTCAACAAATGATACAACAACAAAGTGATATAGCAAAACACTATAATTACGATATTGTTTTTATGAGTAGAGAAACAAAAACCGGCCAAACCTCACTAAAGCATTATCCTCAAAAATTCTTAAAAGATTGGATTTTAAGTCCTGACTTTCATTTAGTCTGTGAGAACCAAAATTCATATCAATGTTGGCAATCAATAATCTATAAAAAGTTAAATAATAATGCATCCTTAACAATGGAATCTATTACTTTAGAGGAATTTAAAAATGGAAGTTACAAAATTAGGTAATTTTGGATACAAAATTACTAATATATCTTTTAAAGAAGATCCGTCACAACTACTACAATTAGTGGGAGACGGCAGAATAGTAGTTATTAAAAATACTTCTCCTGTTAATCCTACTGTTTTAGTAGAATTTTATAAGACATTAGGTAGTGTAGTAGCACAAGCAGACACTGTAGCAGGTGTTGGTGTAGATGGTTATAATGAACTAGTCAGAGTTACAAGTACATCATTATTTGCGGGTGCTGACGATGGTGAATTAGAATGGCATAGTGCTGGTATGAACCGAACTGGTAGTGAAGACATCGTAGCAATGTATATGAATATAACATCTGATACTGGGGGCAATACATACTTTAGTGATGGACAATCAGCTTACAATGATCTAGGCATAGATATAAAAAATAGTATTAATGAAATAAAAAGTAAAACTCTTACATATAAAGTAGGTGAAAAATTGGGCCTGTCGTCTTTACATAAAAATATTTTTTATGATACAGAATCATTAATGACATTTAAAGATATTGATGGTACTCCTTCATTTGAAAAGCAAGTTAATAGAAAAATGTTAGTAACAACACATCCTATCAACAATAAAAAAGGATTGCATTTTCCTTGGAGTGTGATAAGAGGGTTTACAGGTATGCCAAAAGAACAACAGAAAGAACTATATTTTCATTTAAAAGAACATACTATGCAAGACAAGTATGTGTATACACATACCTGGGATCCTTATGACATTATTTTAAGTGATCAACATCATAGCCTGCATAGACGAGACAAATATTATGGCAACCGTGAATTATTCCGAAGTGGAATCTGGGTGCATAACATCCACGATACTGCGACAACCATTAATTAATTTAGTTTTAAAAGATGGGTTTGTTCACATAAAGAACAAAAGAAACTTAACTATAGATGAGTTTGCTAATTTTTCTTCATTCTTGGGGAAACCTTTAGTAACTGAAAAACATATTTTAAATGAAGACCGCACTGTGCAAGCAGTAGCAAATACAGAATTGTTTAAGAATAGTGATGTAGACTGGCACAATGATTGGAGTTATGGCAGAGGAAATTATTTTGGTGTAGTTTTATATAATAAATCCAATGGAGATATATGTCCAACACAATTTATTGATATGAAACTTGCATTAGATAGATACAATAATAAAGATGATCTAAAAGATATAATTGGATATTACTATCCGCCAGAAGATCTACACTATTGTTTTACAGAAAAACAACTTAAATTGTTAGCAAAGCAAAATATACACAGACCTTTTATATTTGAACATCATGTAACAGGTGAAAAGGTGCTTTATTTTAGTCCCGGCACATTGCACAAAACAAGTAGACCCATCGATGTAGATAAACTGTTAGAACATTGTCTCAAATTTGCATGGCAACATGAATGGGAGGATAATGATATTATAGTGTATGACAACATTAGAGTAATGCACAAACGTGATGCGTTTACCGGAGAAAGATTATTATGGCGGACACAATTTCTAATATAGCAGTAATTTCTTTTCCTAGATCCGGTTCCAAAACTTTAACAAAAAATATTGCTAAAGAATTAAACAAACAACCGGCCTTAGGTGTTTTACATACGCCCGAACATCTCGGAGAAAACAATTACAATGTTAAGGAAATAGTTTTTAGTCATGAATATGTATTACATGGACATTGGCATACCATTAATGATTTAGAAGATGATGTTAAAGAAGAAATTAAGAACAACTATAAAATAATAGATATCATTAGAAGGCCTATAGATGTCATACAAAGTTTAATTAAGATAATAGATAAAGATGAACAAGAGATACTAGATATATATTTTGAAACACTTTATAAAACTTTAACGGCAAAAAAAGATTGGAAGATACATGAAACAATTATTTTTGAAGAGTATTTTACGTGAAATTATTTTCTGTTAGCGAAGGCGTAAATGTAGACGATTATGTCCTTCCGTTATGTTTTGAAAAATACAATAAAGAAGCTATAGAAGAATGCTTTTGGGAGAACTATGCTATAAAGCATGATAAATTTCTTAATAGTTTTGAATTTAATGATATTATATTAAATATGATTCCAGATGAAATAATATCACACCTTTATATGGACAAGTTATTTGTTATATATTTCCACAGTAAAAGAAGATCTAATTTGTTTATACCAATACATAAAGATCATTCTAAAACAAAATTTACTGGTTCAATTAATTTGCCAGTATATAATTGTACAAAAAAAGTTAGAACTAATTTTTGGTTACCTATAGGCAAGCATACTAGTATTCAAATGCCTAAATCTACAGCATATGAAAGTGGTGAATTAAAATTAGCAGTAGAATTTTCTTTAACAGACACACCAGTATTATTTAACAATGGTGAATATCATTCTGTTTTTAATCCATTACCACAAGAAGAAGAAAGAGCTATGATATCTCTTAGATTTGACCCTAAATATTCTTGGAATGAAATTAAGACAATTTGTCGTAAATATTGTCTACCGATTCAACAAACCCAAAACTCAACGTAATTCTATTTAATTTACTTTTAAAATTATCTATTCTATGAGGTTGAGTTACATCCCAACACATAACTGCATCTGTACATATAGTTTCTATAATGTTTTCTTCATCCGACATAAATTGAAATGAACTATTATCCCAACCTTGTATAGGTATATTAATAGCAGTTCTTCTTTGTTTTAATCCAGCATCTGATGCTTTACCATCTACATGTGTTTTACAGATTGTTAAAGCCGGCGTCATTATAATTGCTGTATAGCATGGATATAATTTATATTGCTCTAGCCAATCTAATTCTTCTTGTACTAAAATATTATCTATTAGACTTGGACGTATAGTCCATGCGGGTTCTATTATATTATTACCTATGCTTATGAATTTTTCCACGTTTACTGATGGAAAATTATCTATTTTAAAACTATTCATCATATCCTACTAGTAAATGAAGTCTATCTTCGTTTAATGAGCCTTTGGCGATGTTGCCGTTAATAAATGTATGAACTTCACGTGTGTCCACCCAATATAAATAACCATCTGCTGGAATATGAAAAATTTTTTCCTTGTCAGTAAAAATAAATTTAGCAAGAGGATTAGTAGTAACAGCAATATGATAACGAGCGGAAGGATCTTTGTGTATACTATAACATGTTCTGGGAGACATATTCATTAATCTCGCTCGTGTAGGTTTAAAAGGAAAAGACTGAAACATTTCTTCTATATAAGTTCCCTTAAGAATTGGTACAATTAAATTATAATCACTTTCTTTCCCCGATATTGACCTTAATCTCCCACAACTTTCATACCACGGATCTTCTGATTCTTCTCGCATTTGCAATGATATTTGGTTACCTTTATAATCTACTGGTATATTATGTATAGCATCTACTAATTTATCTAAATCTATTTTATGATCAATTTTTTTTACTAACATATTATACTATTTCCCGTAACTTTTCCGGCAATGTTGGATCTATTTTTATTAACCACTTATCAAAACTTTTTATTTCCCACTCTAAACATTCTCCAAGACTACAAGCAGGCTCTGTTCTGTGCCTAGCATATTTAAAATCAAAAGCCACGACTTGTTTCTTATTAGATGTTAAATTAGATAAAGCACCATTAAACTTATATAAATCATTCTCTTTAAAGAAACTATACATTTCACAAATTTGCTCTGTAATATTTGGAATATCATCCCATAAAGTATTTCTATCGTAAGAAATTAATAAATCTGGACCATAATATTCAGACAATATATAATTATTGCCAATTTTAAGAACTTTAGGAGTCCATTTGCTGTTTAACTTATCTAGCCAATATGCATCCTTCTCAAATTGTTTTTGTTCCGAAAATATTTTCTTTATTGTAGAATTTTTTATTTCTATAATACCGGATTTAACTTTCCTTGTTATCAAGCTCATATTGTACCTTATGTTGTAATTGATCAATTAAATTTATTCTTTCACCTTGTTTGTTCTTGCCCATCATCCAAATATCACAAGGCTCTAAATCAACAATCTTACAATGCTCAATCTGTATTGATTTAGCAATTTCAGTAATATATGTTGCTTTAAATTTAGGCATTATTACTTTTGCTAACTCTACAGCACATGAATTATAATAACTATAATTATACCAATGATCTATTGGTACTGTCAATGTCTTTGCTAAATCATTGCCAAACACTATACCTGCTCTAAACCCACCTAACATAAAATTCTTACTAAGACTAAATGCTACACAATCAAATCTATCATTATATACATTCATCTTATCTAATGTAGTACCAAAAAATGCACAATCAAGAAATATTTTTGTTTTAACTTTTGTACAATGCTCAACTAGTTCTTTAAACCATTGCGTAATTCCACCTTCATGATTTGGTTGACTAACAATCACATAACTATTTGGTAAAATAGTATGTATTAATTCTTTATCTATTTCTATAAAATTATATGGATTTAAAATTACCTTATAAAATCTATAATCAGTTTTAAATATATAAAATGTCTCAACTGTTTTAGATCGGTAAGCAATTTGTTGAATTAAAGCATCATGTATTCCATTACAAATAGCCCATTGCTGATATTTTTCACTACCACTAAAATCCTTAGTCCATTTTAACCAAAGATCTTTATACACTTTTAAATCGAGATGATTGCCTTTATTTTTTAATGTAACTGTTTCAATAATTTGTTTAACTTGATTAGGGCAAAAACTCCATGTTGTCATTTCATTTTCTGCCTATCAACATATAACGAGTAAATTCATCGTTCTCTAATTCTCCACTATATAAGATATTACTTATATAACATTGTTGTTTAAATTCATCCAAACTAGTAACACAATTAACGTGCTCTTCTAATTCGCTAAAATTATTACTTTGCAATACTAATAATTTGTTATCTGGAATATTATCATACCAATCACTAAAGTTTTTTATATGCTCACAAGACGTATTAATAATAGTGTCACACTTATTATAATCTAAATTGTGTATATCTTCTGTTAACGCCATAAACTTATTAACGTATTTGAAAGAGTTTATATCATTTGCTATCTGTGTACTAGTAGGATCTATATCATATGAGTGAATTTTAATGATAGGAAGTTTACTAATAAACAACATAGAAGCCAATACGCCGTACCATCCGCCGCATATATACACAGTACCTAAATCTATATCCCAATGCTGTAATTGTTTTACTAACCAACTTTTACTTTCAAGTTGATTTTCTCTGAAAACATCTTTCCATCTAGCATTTGGATATTTTTCTACAATATTTCCTATACTAGATCTTAGCGTACTTGTCAAGGTTTCGTTCAAATTCATGCAAACGTTTCCATATGCTTCTTAGTTCTGTAATTGTAGTCCAGTTATGTAAGAATAATGCAAATCCACCATGTACTTTACTAAACGCATTACTAACTTGTACTAATACTCCTAACATTATTGCACCAGTAAACAAACCTGGTCCCATAATAAGATACGGAACAATGACCATAAATTGGTCGTATGTAATCATCCAAGTGTCAAAATAACCATAATGAAGATATAGTCTTTGATAGTTAAAACGTATACCGGTGAACAAACTCCAAAGCGTTTCTGGTTGTGCATAATTTTGTTTGTCATCCTCACCCAATACAAGGTCTTTTCTAAACGCCGCTTCTACTTTCTGGTTGTTGTATTCAAGTCCTGGCAGTTTCCAACCTACAAACCAAGAGATAACAATGCCGCCTAATGATACTAATAACGCAGTCCAAACTAATGAACCAGGTATATCGCTAAAAA